GGCGCTCGCCGCCCGGGGCGCTCGACGGCCCGGGGCGCTCGACGGCCCCGGGGCGCTCGACGGCCCGGGGCGCTCGCCGCCCGGGGCGCTCGACGGCCCGGGGCGCTCGACGGCCCCGGGGCGCTCGACGCCCGGGGCGCTCGCCGCCCGGGGCGCTCGCCGCCCGGGGCGCTCGCCGCCCGGGGCGCTCGCCGCCCGGGGCGCTCGCCGCCCGGGGCGCTCGCGGGCGCGCAGGCACGTACGCACGCGGGCGCAGGCACGCACGCGGGCGCAGGCACGCACGCGGGCGCAGGCACGCACGCGGGCGCAGGCACGCGCGGGCGCAGGCACGCACGCGGGCGCAGGCACGCACGCGGGCGCAGGCACGCACGCGGGCGCAGGCACGCACGGGCGCAGACACGCACGGGCGCAGACACGCACGCGGGCGCAGGCACGCACGCGGGCGCAGGCACGCACGCAGGCGCAGGCACGCGCGCGCGCCGCGGGCACGAGGCTGGGGTCAGCGCCTTATAGACGAATTCGACCCAGATTTTTAGTAGAAATTTCCCGTACTTTTCAAAAACGCCTTATAGGGCCGAGTGGCCCCGGGCCGCAGGCGGGATTTCCTTGCGAATTGGAATTCGCCCCGAGGAAGTCGAGCCGAAAATAATTCTTGACCCGAGATCCCCCGCATGCTACCCCGGGTGTCGAGGATGCTTTCCCGAAATTCGGGCGGCATCCTTTCTGATTTCTAGGCGATCCCACTTAATCGTTGCCTCCCAGTTGTCTTCTAACGTAAACTGAGAGCCAAAAAGCCAAACGAAATCAAGGCTTCCACATTCAATCGTGCCAATCGGTGGTGAAACCCTCGCATACGCGCATGCGCAGGCGCGTGTGCGCGTGTCGCGCGCATATGCGTGAGGGCCATTTTCTTACTACATCTCTCTTACTAATTGATTTTTCTTTGAAGATTGAATGGGATCAATGGGATATATATAGAAAGAATTGAGCTTTTTGTCCCCAGAGTGACAAACCGAGACACAAAATTATTGAGTGTGGTCGATTTTGAGTGGGATTTGGGAGTTTTTCCTCGCGACAGCGAAGTTCTACCTTGACAGTCGGAGACGAAGGGAGTTAACTCGCGGATGCCCAGTGAAGACGTTCGCTCGTATATTTTTGCGGTAGATCCCGGAATTAACGGGGCTTTTGCCGTGTTGGATTGGTCTGGCGAGTACCTCGGCTGCGGCGATCTTCCCCGTTTCGAGAAGACATTGAACGCTGTTGAACTCGGTAAATTAGTGTCTGGCTACGCCCCGGATCGAGCCGTGGTCGAGCGAGTTGGAGCCATGCCGGGACAGGGCGTAACATCCATGTTCAACTTTGGCGCGTCCTACGGCATGTGCTTGGGGGTGCTAGGAGGCGCTGGGATACCGGTTTCACTCGTGCAACCCGGAGTTTGGAAGCGTCATTTTGGCCTGCTCAACAAGTCCAAAGACGCTGCGCGACAACTCGCGACAGAGAAATTCCCCAAAGCCAGCCACTGTCTGAAGCTCAAACGCGACGTTGGCCGGGCCGACGCGCTCTTGTTGGCGCTCTATTCGCTCACGAAGGGGCCAATCTGATGTTCGTGACGCCAAACGCTGAAGACGAAAAGCGACAGATCGCGCTGATGGCGCGCTTGCAGGAAGCCGCTGAAGGCTCGCCCATCGAGCTTCTGGCCCCCATGCTGGTCGTCATGACCGCCCGGTTGCTGGTGGACGACGCCAAGAACGACGCCGAAAAGCTCGCGCATAGCGTGTTCAAGTTCGTCGGGCTCCTGACCGAAACCGTCAACGAGATGATTGAGGAAGAAGGCTTTGGGGTTCCGCGCCAATGAACCCCGATCTCAAGCTGATGCCCTTTCAGGAAGTCGGCGCGACCCTGCTCTCGCAGACAAACCGCGCAATGCTGGTGTGGGACCCGGGCGTCGGCAAGACCCCCACCGCGGTTCGCGCGTGTCTCAAGGCCAGCGCCCGTCGCGTTTTGGTGTTTTGTCCCCCGATTGGAAGCGCCGTCTGGCGCAAGCACTTCGAGGATTGGTCGCACTACCCGGTCAAGGTGATGGACACGGCCTATGCGGCGCGGCCCTATGCGTTCTTCGAAGGGCGAGGCGTCAGGATCGTGCCCTACTCGCGCTGCCGCCCAGACACCGCGATCTTCAAGGCCGCGATCTCTTCCTCGGATTGGGACGCTGTGATCATCGACGAAGCCCACTACCTCAAGAATTCCAGCGCCCAGCGCACCCGGGCGATCTACGGCCCCAAGATCGACTTGAAGGGCTCGCCCTTGGAGTTCGTGGATCACATCTGGTGCCTGACCGGGACGCCCCTTCTGAACCACCCCGCGGAGTTCTGGACCCACCTTCACGCGCTCGCGCCGCAGACAATCATGCTCTCCCAGCTTGGGCTCCAGCCGGTGATGCCTGAGGGCGTCTTCACGGATCGGTTTTGTGTCGCTGTCCAGACACCCTATGGCGTTCGTATCTTGGGGGGCCGGAACGCGCACGAGCTTGCCGCGAGGATCAAAGGTTTCACAGATCGCAAGCGTCTCAAGGACGTTCTCACTGACATGCCCCCGCTCAGGATCGTCGATCACCCGCTGCCCGCAGACACCGAGATCGAACCCGTTCTCAAAGCTGAGATCGCGGCCGCGCTGGGCGACCAAGATCTCGAAGCCCTCGACGACGACGCTCTCTTGAACGCGGTCCAAGCGAACTCCGTCGGGTTCTCGACGATCCGGCGATTGATCGGGCGAGCCAAAGTCAAACCCGTCGCAGACATGGTCAGCGACATGCTCGACGACGCCGAGGACGACAAAGTCATCGTGTTCGCGCACCACCGTGAAGTGATTAGAGACTTAGCCGAGGCGCTCAAGAAGTATTCGCCACTAGTGATCACGGGGTCGACTTCCCAAAGTGTGCGTGAAAACTCGATCCAGCTTTTCCAGACAGACACGCGACTGCGCTTGATCATCCTCGCCATCGAGGCCGCGGGCGAAGTCATCACGCTTCACGCTTCGCACAACGTGGTCATAGCCGAGCCGTCGCCCGTCCCGGCCAAGAACCTCCAAGCGATTGCCCGCGCCCATCGAAAGGGGCAAATCCACCCGGTTCTGGCGAGGTTCGTTCTATTGCCCGGGACGCTCGACGCCCGGCTTATGAGCATCGTCGCGCGCAAGACCCGCGACATCGCCAAGATCGTGGACGCTGGCGTAGCTCCTGTGAAAACCCCGGCTGTGGGGGTTGACTTCCCCGACACAGTGTAATACATAGCGCAACAAGAGAGGACACCCAACGATGATTTCCGTGACGTTCGAAGCCTCAAGCTGGTATCACGTTAAGAACTTGATGTATGATGCGCTGGGGCTCGACCAACTGGCCCGGCCCTCTACGGCTGACGCGGTCGAACTCCCGGCGATTGGCCCTGATCAAGAAGGTCTGCCCGCGCCCAAAAACAAAAAGGGCCGCGGCAAGGCGCTTCCGACGCCAGCCGAAATGATCAAGGCGACTGAACCCCCAGCGACCGAGCCCGAGCCCGAGCCTGAGCCCGAGCCCGAACCCGCCGCCGCCGAGTTGCCGACGCTCGAAGCCCTCAAGGCGACGATCACCAAGGCGGTGCGCGCCGCCCAGAACAAAGAAGGCTCGCGCCTGATCCTCGATCTGCTTCCGGCGTTCAAAGCCAAGACCGGGCTCGAGTTCATCATGCACGCCAAGGAAGAGCATCGCGCGGCGCTCTTTGGCTTGGTCAACGAGGCCAAGCTCTGAGATGACCCGGCATGCGCGCCTTGGCCCATCGTCAAGCGACATCTGGCTCGCTTGCCTTGGCGCGCCTGCCGAGTGGGCCAAGCGGCCCCGGAAGCAAGTGGGCTTTGCCGCGCACGAGGGAACGCTCGCTCACGCTCTGTGCGAAGGCGCGCTCACCATCAACGCGATTCCGTGGAAGGCGGGCATGAGCTTCGATGTCGATGGCTCGCAAGTGCCCGTCACCGACGAGATGCTCGACGCGGTGAAGCTGTTCACGTCGATGGCGAACTCGCTCTCCGAAGCGTGCCTGTGGCGGGTGATCGAAACCGAAGTCGCGCTCACTTGGCTGTGGGCGACGCGCCCCGCTGAAGAAGTCTTTGGCACCGTCGATTTCGGCGCGTGCGACGGGTTCACGCTCTATGTCTGCGATCTCAAATACGGTGCGGGCAAAGCGGTGAACGTGGTCGAAAACACGCAGTTGCTTTGCTACGCCGTGGGCTTGCTGGGCAAGCTTCTGGCCGAGCAGCCCGAGTTGGCGAAGACGCTCGAAACGGTCGTTCTGATGATCGTACAGCCTCGCGCCGGAGGCGACGCGATCCGTGTCTGGACGATCAGCGTGGGCGAGCTTCTCTATTGGGCGTACGGCGTCTTCAAGCCCGCAGTCGAAGCGATCCTGTCGAACCACCCTCTTCCGTTGACGCCCGGTTCACACTGTTTTTTCTGCGCCGCGAGCATGGATTGCGAAGCCTATCGGAGCTATCGTTCGCTCCGGCACGCTGACAGTTTCCCCGACGACTTGACGCTCGACGAGATGGAGCCGGTGTGATGGCGAAATGGAGCTTTTTACCCGTCGAGCATCTGGAGACGCTGCCGTACGAGCCAAAGCCGCACAACCCGGGCATGTTCGCAGCGGTGGAAAAGGGCCTCGAAGAATACCGGGACAGAGTGAGGCACGAGGAAGAGTTCAACGCCGCAATCCGCAGTTTTCGGCATGATCCGAACCGCTTCAACCTTGGTGTGTTACTGGATCGAATTCAAAACAAGTTCGACAGGATCGAAGCCACGGATCATATTTTCGAAATCCTCTCGCCCAAGCGAGCCCGCGACAGTCCGTTCGTGTGGACGACGCTCAAAGACCTAACGGATGAATTGGTTGAATTGGACCCAAAGGAACACGCTATGACTGTGCAGAAAATCCTCACTCCCCGCGGCATCGCCAGTTTTCTTCAGTTGCAGAAGCCGAAGGCGATCAGCGAAGGGGCCGAGCCGAAATACTCGGTCAACATCATCTTCGACAAGGCCGCGCAAGCGACCGCCGAGTTCCGCAACCTTCAGGTGGGCGTGGACGCCGCGCTCAAGGAGAAGTGGCCCGCGAAGCTCCCGGTCGGGCTGATCTCGCCGTTCCACGACTGCGGCGACAAAGCGGCCCAGTACGACGGCTACAAGCCGGGCGAGATCTACATTTCGCCGTGGAGCAAGATCGCGCCGGGCTGCATCAACTCGCGCAAGGAAGACATCATTGATTGGTCCGAGTTCTACGCCGGTTGGGTGATCCGGGCGAACGTGCGCCCCTTTGCTTACGACAAGGCGGGTAAAAAGGGCTGCTCGTTCTTCCTTGAGAGCGTGCAGTTCCTGCGCCCGGGGCCGCGTCTCGACGGGCGCAAGCCCGCGGCGGAACAGTTCCCCGACGACGCCGAGAACGAAGACGAGATGGTCTGAGCCCCAAACCGTCGCTGGTTAAGCTCAGATCAGGCGCGAGCGGGGGATGCGTTTCCGTCCCCCCGGTGATCCCTCGTTCGCGCCGCTACCGGAGGAAACTCCCATGACCCTTAGAGATTTCAGTGTTCTTGCGCTCACTGCGGTGATCGTCCTGTTCTCGATCTTTGCCTATGCCGCGAACCTGAGCGGCTACTGGCAATGAGCGATCAATTCGACTTTGGCCCCGCCGATCAAGAAGCCATCAAGCTTCGCGAAGCGATGCGCCGCGCCGAAGAGTACATGCACCACAAACTTGAAACCAAGGATGTTCCAATGAACGAAGCACCCAGACACCCGAGCGTCGATGCGATGCGCGCCGTCGAAGACGTGTTGCGCGCCGAGCCCGGCGAAGCCGTCCAAATTCCTGCTGACGAGATGGACACGGTTCTGGCGATCTTGGAGCAACGCCAAACCGTTCACGGTGATTTCACCGACGATGCCCAGACCGCGCAAGCGCTCAAATACGTCATGCGCCAAGGCAAAAACTGGGACGACATGCCGTCGTTCATGCGCGAGGCGCTCGAACAGATGCAGACCAAGATCGCGCGGATCTTGTCGGGCGATCCGAGCTATCCCGATCACTGGCGTGATCTTCAGGGCTATCCCCGCTTGGTCGAAACGAGATTAGCGCGATGAACAAGTCCGAGGTTGACGCCGATAAGTTCCGGCATGCGCTCGACCAAGAACTGGCGAAATTGGAGGGCCTCGCTATGGGCCTCGAACAGCGCGGGGAAAAATCCGCCGCGCAACTGGTTCGCTGGGCCAAGAACCTAAAAGCGACTTCGTTCGTGGATCGTCGTGGAGCCGTCATTGAACGGCTGGAAACCCGCGTGGCAGAGCTAGAGAAGGCTGCTTTGGAGCTATTCCCGTATTCGGAAAAACTCGCCGCCCTCCGCGCCGAGAATGAGCGGCTGCGAGAGGCGCTCAATTTAGCCGTGTCGCGCGGCTGCGATCATTGTGCTGAGAGCATCCGCCAAGCACGCGCCCTCGCCGCCGCAGGGCATACGCAAGGAAGCGGAGGGTGAGAAAAGTGAGCAACCGGCCATCGAACACGATCTATGGCGCAGACATGCTCGACAAGATCGCGGCGTTGTGGGCCAAGAACGTCACGACCACCGAGATCGCCCGCAAGCTCAAGATCCCGCACGGCTCTGCCTGTCGGCTCGCGCGCCTCGCGCGGCTCCGGGGTGACGAGCGATTTCCCGCGCGCGTGTTCGCGCCCCAGCGTGGGCCTCGTACGCCGAAAGAGCCGAAGCTGAAAGCCGAGAAGCCGCGCTCCAAGCCCGCGCGGCTGAAGCCTCGGCCCGTGTCTGCGCCGAAGCCGAAGCTCAATCCGGCGCTGTTGCTCTATCCCCGGATCTACGAACTTCGAGAGAACGCTTGCCGTTACCCCACTGGCGAGCGCGAAGGCGAGCAACGGTTTTGCGCGAAGCCCAAGCGCCCGGGTTCGTCCTACTGCCAAGAGCATACGTCGCTCTGCACGTCCAACATTCGCTATGCCGGTCGGCTTGTCGCCTTTGCCGGGCAACCGCGATGACCAAAGTCATCTCGCTCGACTTCGAACTGTGCGGTGTCCTCAATCTCAAGGACGTGGGCGCTGACGTGTGGACGAAAGCGCCGACGACTTTGCCCATTGTGGCGGGCTTCGCGCTCGATCACGACGAGCCGCTGGTGATCGTATTCGATCTTCTCGACGCCCCGCCGTCTATCGGTTCAGCGACGGCGGTGGTCAATCGGAATTCCCTCCTGCACGCTGTCGCCAATGGCGCAGAGATCCATGCTTGGAACGCGGCTTTCGAATTCGCAGTCTGGAACAACATCTGTGTTCCCCGTTTCAATTTTCCCCCGCTGCCCATCGACAGGTTCCACTGCACGATGGCCGCAGCCGCATGCGCCGGGCTCCCGATGTCGCTCAACGACGCGGGCAAAGCCGTGGGCTCGCCTCACCTGAAAGACATCGCCGGGCATCGCGTGATGCTGCGAATGTCGAAGCCCCGGAGCGTCGAAGCTTACGGCGTCGTTCACTGGTGGCATCGCGAAGATCCCGCCAAGCTCGCGACGCTGATCGCCTACAACCTCGACGACGTTCGAGCCGAGCGCGAAGTTCATCGGCGCACGCCGCGCATGACGCCTCGCGAGCGCCAGATCTGGCTCGTCGATCAAGCCATGAACCAGCGCGGGCTCCCGGTGGACCGGGAATTGCTCGTCGCGCTGCAAGCGATCACGCTTCAGGAATTGCTTGATCTCAATTGGTTGATCAGCAAGTGGACGGCGGGCGCGATCACCAGCACGACGCAAGTGAGCGCGCTCTTGCAGTGGGTCAAGAACCGGGGTTACCCGCATGATACGCTGGAGCGCGAGACGCTCGACGCTTTTACCCATACGATCCAATTCGCCCAGATGAACCCGGCGGCGCAAACCGTCTTGAAGCTCCGGGCCGAAGCCGCCAAGACTTCGACGGCGAAACTGAACGCCATCGCGAATTACGCGCTCGTTGACGGCGTCGTCCGGGGGCTTGTCCAGTACGGCGGCGCGGTCAGGACGCTTCGCTGGGCTGGCCGCGGCCCGCAGATCCAGAATTTCCCCCGCCCCGTGGTCAAGTATGTCCCCGAAGCGATTGACGCGATCAAAGCTGGGCTCGACGCGAACTCGTTGAGGGTTCTTTTCGGCAATCCGCTCGACGTGGTGTCTTCGTGTCTGCGCGGTGTCTTCGCGCCTCCGGCGGGGTTCAAGTTCGTCATTGCCGACTACCACGCCATCGAAGCCGTGGTCCTCGCGTGGCTCGCCGACTTCGACGAGATGCTCGACGTGTTTCGCCGGGGCGAAGACATCTACACGTTCACCGCCGCGGGCGTCGGCTCGACCAGCCGGATGTTGGGTAAAGTCCTGCGCCTCGCGTGCGGCTACGGCATGGGCGGGGCCAAGTTTCAAGAAAGCGCCGCGAAGTACAATCTGACCCTGACCCTTAACGAAGCTACGGGCCATGTGACGGACTTCCGGCGCGCCAACATGCCCATCGTCAAGCTCTGGTATGGCGTCGAAGCAACCGCCAAGAGCGCGATCTTCGATCCCAGCCACGTTTTCCCTTTCAATCGCTTGAAGTTCCGCATGGCGCGCCCCGACAAGGCGCTCGCGGGCGCTCTCCTGATGGAACTCCCGAGCGGACGAAACCTCGTCTATCGGAACGCCCGGATCGAGAACGACCGGATCATATTCTGGGGCGTCAACCAGTACACCCGGCGCTGGTGCGAGATGGACACCTACGGCGGCAAGCTGGTCGAGAACGCCACCCAAGCCGTCGCCCGCGATCTCTTGGCCGAGGCCATTGTCGGCATCGAGAGCGTCTACCCGAAGGCGCTCCTGACCACAGTCCACGACGAGATCGTGGCGATGACCGAAGAGTGGGACACGACTGCTCTGTTCGACGTGATGCGCCGCAAGATGAACACGCCTCCGGCGTGGGGCGTGGGGCTTCCTCTTTCGTGCAACGGCAGCATCGTTGACCGGTACGGCAAACTCTGATGACCCGGGCTTCACTCGCCATCGTCCTCACTCTGGTCGCGTCGAGCGCCGAAGCGCACTGTTTTCGGTATTGGCGCTTTCCGCGGCCACAGGCAGCTTGTGGCTGGGGGGTTCGCGCGCCGGTCATTCACAGACACGCCGCCCGAAGATACGTCCCAGCAGCCCGCGTGGTCCGTTTGGAGGTTGGCGCGCCGCCTCCTGTCCCGAAGCTGACCGAGCCCCCAAAACCGATGCCCATTCCCGATCTCCAGCCGTGGGAAGATCTGCAACGGATCATCGCCCTCACCAAGCTGCAATTGGAGCTTCAGGGAGCCGCGAAATGAGCAATCGGGATCAACACATCAAAGCGGTTTTGGCGACCATCGAAGAAGTCGGTGGAACCGTGGACGAGATCATTCACGGCAACCACTGGAAGGTGTATTGGTCGATCCGCAGCCACAAGTTCATCTACGTCGCAGCGGGCTCCAGCCGGTCGGTGCGCGGAACGTGGAAAGCGGCCAGCGATATTCGGCGTTATGCCCGGAGCGCAGTCGCATGATTTCGTACAGCGCTGTTCAGCTATACGACAAGGGCCTCGGCCCCTACCTCGTTCCGGTGACGCCCCCTGTCTGCGATCTCTCGCCCCACTCTTCGCTACACCCCAAAAGCAAAGGCAAAGCTCCGGGTTACCCGGCGAATTCGGGCTGGGTGTCGTTCGATCTCAACCTTCCCAAACACAGGTGCCACGACTACCAGACAGCGAAGTTGTGGGGCGATTGGGGCGCAAACGTCGGCTTCGTGCTGGGCGACGGCTACATCGCGTTCGACAACGATCAGGGTGAGATCTTTTCGCAGATATTCCGCGAGATCACGAGAGATCGCTTCCCTCGGCGCTTCGTCGCGGACCCCAAGCATTTTCGTGACGCTTTCATCGTGCGCGTCGTCGATTTCATTGGCGAGCCGGTCGCGCTCCCGAACCGCACCCTGAAGTTCGCCAAGGGCATCCTGAGAACCGAAGTCCAGATCCTCGCCCACGGCAAGCAATTCGTGGTCGGGGGAGTTCACCCGGGGACACGCGCGCCCTACGTCTGGGACCGCGAACTCGACGAGATCCCGGTGATCTCACATGACGAATTCGACGAAATAGTAAGAAAGTTTGTGCTCGAGGCAACGAGCGAAGGGTGGGCGCTCGCCAATCCGGGCGCAGACACGGGCGCAGACACGGAGCCCGCGGCTCCCCGATCCGGGGGTCGAAGTCCCCAATCAGCTTCTCAGACATTTTATCCAGAAATTTTTGCTTCGATCATGGCCGAAGCCAAAGCGCTCCTCGATCTGATCCCCAACCGCGACGTTCCGCCGGGCGAGAAGCCCAACGCCATCGACGAATGGCTCGACGACTACGAGAACTGGACCCGCGTCGCCTACGCGCTCGCAGCGTTCTTGGGCGTCTACGCCCACACGCCCGAAGCCCGGGAGCTATGGCTCTACTGGTCCGACGGTCGGACACAAGACACCCAAACCTCGGAGAGCGTCTGGAAGAGCGTGCTCCTTCAGCCGTTGAAGTCGGGCGCGATCAGCCTCGTGTACCTCGTGCGCTCGCTGGTCCCTGTGAAGGCCCGAGACGACTTCCCCGATCTCGAGCCTGACGACCCCGATCTCCAGACCCAGACACCCGTGTGGGACGCCCTCAAAGCAAGATGGGCGTTCTCGATGGCGCAGGGCTTCATCGACATGCAGACCGGGCTGGTGATCGACAAGCAGAAGTTCTCGGACGGCCACACCCATCTCGCGCCCGCGCTCCGTCGCGAACTGGGCGTTCCGCGCCGGAACCACCCCAAGGCGGGCGATATGTTCTTGGTCCGCCCGGACCATATCCGGGTGTTCGGCATCACCTACGCGCCCGGCGATCCGAGCTTCGTGCCGTCGAAAGACCCGTTCCTGCCGACGTTCAATCACTGGCGGCGCACGACGATCACCGCGGGAGGCGTCACTGAAGATCAGATCAAGCCGTGGCTCGATCATCTTCTCTTCGTTTTAGGTACAAAAGAAGAACGAACACGCTTTCTACGATGGTGCGCCTTCGTCAGTCAGTACCCCGAACTAAAGCCAAACTGGCATTACCTGATCATGTCGATGGCCGGGTTGGGCAAAGACACGATGGTCGCGCCGATCAAGTTCGCAGTGGGGGCGGGCAATTGGAAAGAAGAGCTTATCTACTCGCTGGCGAACAACTTCAACGAAGTGGTCGAGAGAAAATTCTTGATCGTGGGGGAAACTGCGCAGCCAAAGTCGGGCATGGTGTCTGCACAGGACTTTGGCACCCGGCTCAAGCCTCTTCTGGCGCAGCCGCCAGAGTTCATCACGATCAACAAGAAGTTCCAAGCCCCCTACGAGATCCCCAACCGCCTCGCCGTGATCATGTTTTCCAACGACCGCAATCCGCTCTTTCTGGAGCGGGGCTCGCGCCGGGTCCACGTCGTCAACCGCCTCGGGGCCAAGCCCGACGTGATCGAGTATTACCAGCCGCTTCAGGATTGGCTGCACAACAAGGGGGGAGCCGAACTCGCGGCGAGTTTCCTCATGGCTTACCCCCTGACCCAAGCCGAGAAGCACGAACTGATCGGGGGTCACGCGCCCGAGAGCGACGACAAGATCGAGCTTGAGCATCAGAACACTCACCCCCAGCTTGCGGCGCTCGAAGACATTATCGACGACGCCCGCAAAGGGATCACGGAAAACACCCCTTACACGCTCGTGGCGAACGCCGAGCAACTGGCTGCGTTCGTCAAGATAAAAGGGTTCCAGACCCCGCCGTCGCCCCAGATCATGCGGACGTGGCTGCTCGACATGGAGCGCCTGAAAACTGGCGTCCGCCGGGTCAGGATCGACCCGAAACACCCGCATATGTGCGGGGTTGTGGACACGACCATCGCGGGGGTTCGGTACGCTGGACGCCTATGGGTTTTGAGCGACAAAACGCAAGACGGCCGACTTTGGAGCGCACTCTCGGTCAGTGAGATCGTCGCGATCTGGAAGAACCTCCCCTCGGCCACGGTCATCCCGCTCAAAAAGCCGGTGTCGCCGGAGGATTACCCCGACGACGCCTCGAAGGAAGAGCCCGTCTGATCTTGACACTGTCACACAAAGCGACTACTTCCATAGACAAGGAGAACTCTCTGAAATGCCCAGCGCCAAGCGCAAAACGCCCAACTTCGATCACCCTGTCTCTATCGCGGTTCTCGCGGACCATCTGGGGATCTCGCGTCAGCGCGTCTACAACATGATCCGCCGCGGCGAGATCCGAACCACGACTTTGTCGGGGAGCCTCGTCGTCACCCCTGCCGAAGCCGCGCGCATCGCTGACGCCGCGGTGCGCGTCGATACGCGCGCGGGGAACCGGCTGGCGTTCGACTTTGTCTGAACACGAGCGGCGTGCGCCAATCGAGCGCCGCTTGCGTGGAGCCCCGGGGGTGCGATGGCTTGCAAGCCTTAGCCCCCGGGCGCTTCCCCTCAAAAACTAGGTTCACGATTTGTTCCCGCACCTTGCGACTGTGAATGGGCAAACGCTCCGGGATGAGGGCATTCATCGCGTTATCAAAGGCGAGACGCCTCAATGGAAAGCCGCAGTCCAGAAAGTGATTTTTGAGTTTCCGGTAGGCTGGGAAGGGATCTTCGAGGAAATCCGGCTCGAAGCCGAGCGCGCGGGTTTCCGCGCCAAATCGAGCAATAGCTGGGGATCGGCTTGCATGACGGCGCTTCGTCTGGGTGTTCTCGAAGTGCGGCTCCCCTTGGCGATGGGGCACATGATCGACCCGAAGGGCCATGCACGAAAATCACAGGTTCTTAGGCGCACTGACCTGATTTAACGTGACGTGGCGGGCGCTGCCGTAGCGGGCGTCGGCTGCTGGGTGAGCGCGCCCGCGCCAAGGGCAACGCCAAGCCCGGCGAGGCCGTAGCGCCGCACGACTTCGATCAGGTTCTCGTCAGGGATCACGAAATTCCGGCTCAGTTCGCTCTCGGGCGGCGCGATGGAACGCTCCATCTTGCGGCGTGAAAGCTGATCGAGCACTCGAATGCCCGGAATACCCGCTTCGCCCAGCGCTTGCGAAGCTTCTTGCGGGCCGCCGGTCGCTTCTCTCAAGCGCTGGTATAGATGCTGCCCGGTCGCGTTGCCCATAGGTAAACGCATCTTTGCCGCTAGATCCGCAGCGGCGTTCTCAACGTAGGGCGATTGATCGCTTAGATGTTGCTCCCACTCAAGAAAGTGTTCGGGGTCCGCGTTGACGTTCCACTCTTGCATGTGGCCGCGATTAGGCGGGGGTAGTCGCGTATCCAATTGGCGGAAAGCGTTGATCCCTTCTTGGGTGTAAGTCCCGTCGGGGTTAGTTCCATAGACAGCTTTGGTCGCGAGATCGCGCAGTTCTGTGTCTGGGAGGTAAGGCGTGAGGTATTGCTTTACCAAACCAAGAATGTGCGTTGGATCGTCGTCTGGAAGCGCTGTGTTCTTGATGTTTGCTGCCGTGTGAAGAGCTTTGTTCACGATTTGCCGGGGATCGGTCGCCAACTGGTCGCGCATGTCGAGCGCGACGGGTTCGGCTTGGGCTCCGTAGAGCCCCCAGCCATAGGTTTGCGCGCCCTGCCCGGTGTTGATGAACTTGGTCGAGGGCTTCTCGAAATTCGCCGCCGTGCCGTGATAGAGCCGGAAGCCCATGTTCATGGCGTCCGAAGACGCCGCCGGGGCTGCGCCTGCGCCCAGCATCGAGACGCCCGTCAAGTCCCCGACGCGCGCCTGTGTCTGCGGGTCGGCCATGCTGGCTTTGCCCGTCGCGACATCGCCGGGAAGCGTCGCGCCGCTCCACAAGCTCGCCAGAATTCCCGGGATGCTCCCCGGGCTCCATTTGAACCCCGCGTCAGGCGGGGGGTTCGGCTGCGCTGGCTGGTCTTCGGGCCAGACGCTGTTGTCGTCGGTGAGCGCGCCCCAAGCCATTTCAGCGCCCCAAGAGCCCGGTCATGCCTGGAATGAAGGTCGCAGGCACGCGCGGAGGCATCCCGGCTCCAATGAACCCCGCTGTGGGCGGCATGATGATCTGCCCGTTCAGCATCATGGGCGTCGCGGGCGTCCGCGCATCGGGGTAAGGCGGCATCACCCCGGGATGCGGCGCTGGAGGAGGCTGCACCATCAGCATCGGATTGTTGGCGCTGAACTGGGGGCGTGCCTGCGGGTGGGGCGTAGGAGGATGTCTCACGGATTGTGGCGGCGGGAGCGGCGGGGAGGGTGCTCGTAAGCCGGGCGCGGCCGCGGGCGCTCGCACGCTCTTCGCTGCGCCCTTCACTCCGCTCCCCGAAGTGGGTTTTTTCCCGGCGTTAGCGGGAGCTTGAACCGAGCCGCCGCCGCTGGCTATGCCCGAGAGATCGCTGGCGATGTTCGAGGCCATGACTTATCCGAGCCGTGAGAAAGCGCGCGGGTAGGGGGTGATCGCGCCGGTTCTACGGGGGTCGATCATCGTCGGATCGTTGGGGAAACCCGCCTGCACCATCGCCGTCATGCTGGGCGCGCCCTGCGTGATGCTGGGATCGACATACGAGGGTGTCTGCGGCGTCATCGCCAGCGATCCAAGCTGGGGCGCGAGCGCGCCGCCCCCGCCTGCGAACTTCATCGGAACCGGATTGGCGGGAGGAGCCGCGAAGTTCTCCATCAGCGCCTGCGACGGTGCGCTGGGTGAGTAGACCGGGTCGATGACCCGGCTTCCGCCGCCCGCGGAGACGCTTTCTCCGGTCGAGATGCTGCTGAGAGCTTGGCCCAGCGCCGAGCGTGCCTGCGCCCACGGATCTGCGGGGGCCGGTGTCTGCGGTGTCTGCGTCGCCGAGGCTGGGGGTGTTGTGGTCGCATTTGTTTTCGTCGTAGCCGTGCTTGTTCCGGGTGTACCAAGGCGCTTCAGAATTCCGTTGACGTACTCCGAAGTTTTCGTTGTTCCGTCATTGCTGTCCACTTTGTAAGGCGTGTTGAACGCCATCGGCGCGACGTTGCCTTTGCCTGAGAAATAGCCGACGGCGACCCGGCCCGGATCTCCTCCATATCGGGTGTAGAGATCGTGGATGATCCGGCGCCCGACGGCGAGGTTGTCGTCGTAGTTGTCGAGGCGCTCGCCCGGCTTGGCGTATTCGGCAAAGGTGCCGGGTGTGATCTGCATGGGGCCGTGAGCGTCGCGGCTGCTCGTCTTGGCGTTCTGGCCGAAGGTGCTCTCTTGGCCGAAGATCGCGTGGAAGAGTTCGTCTTCGGTGGTCACTGATTGCTCGCTCCGCTCGAAGACGTGAGGCCCCAGCCGAGCGGGTCTTCACTCTGGCGCTGCAAGATGGTCTGGGTCGCGGCAGGCACGCCCGCGTAGAGCGCATCGGTGAGAGGCGTGATGCGGCCGCTCATGGCGTTGACGAAAGTCGGGCTCTCCATCCCCGAAGCAAGACTTCGACCCCCCGCCAGCATAGCCAAGGGGCCACCAGCGTCTTTCATCCGGTCGAGTATCCACTTCATCGCCAGAACCGAGCCCGCGGTGTTCGATAGACCAGCGCGCTCGACCGGCACGACGGTGTTGCGCCCCATCGTCGCAAGGTCGTTCATGTCGGAGATGCCGGGACCGGGCTGGCCCGAAGACGTGGTGAAAAGCTGTGTCTGGACTGCGGGATCGACCCCAGTGCCGGGGCCGCTCCAATCGCGGGCCATCCACTCGGGCCGGTAGGTTCCCTCCTTGGTCTGACCGAGCCGCGCCAGCCACTGCCCGGCGACCGAACGCCAATACTCGTTTGGAACGACGGTCGGATCGGCAAAGGGCGCGAGCTTGCTGGGCGATCTCAGGTTGTCGGTGAGCCAGTTATAAGCTTGCCCTTCGCCCTGCTTGCCGCCAGTGAAATCCGCTCCCGCCGTAGGTTGCGTCACGCCGCCGGGGCCGGAGAACTGACCATATCCGCCTTCGGGTTGACCGCCTACTTTCTCGAGCGCTTCGCGCTGCGACATCATCGTGGCATAGTGCTCGTTGGCGGTGTCGAAGGCCGGGCCGAGCGCCGGGTCTTTGGCGACGGCGGCGGCGCGGATGGCGTCGGTGAGACGGCCATAGAGATCCTTCTTCAGGCCCCCCGACAAGTCCGCTACGTCAGGGATCGCGGCCCCGATACCGGAGCGGGCGCTCATCACGCGCTGAAGCGGAGCGTAGCCCGCAGGCATGGGTCCAGACACGGCTTGGAACGAAGGTTGCTGCGCCTCGACCGCCATCCGCACCAAATTCGCAAGCCGGGCATGGAGGGGTTCGTACGTGGCCGGATCTTCGGTGAAGCGCGCCTGCGCGGCGGGCCGGTAGACGCCCCGGATATTGGTCGGCTGGTTCGGGCCGACATCGTTCTTCCAGCGGTTGAATTCCTCTCCTGCCCGCTGGGTGATGTTGGCTTGGCCCTGTCGCGCTCCGGCGAGGAGATCTTCGCCTATCGACGTGTCTGTGGGCTGATCGCTGATCGGGCCGCCGTAGACTTGTTCAGCGATTTGTCTCTGAATGTCCGCGATCTGGCTGGAGGCGCGTTCCTGCGCCGCTTTGACGGGGCCGCCAATCAGCGGAACGGACCCGATGGCTTTTTCGAACCAGCGCCCGGGCGGGTTCATCACCATCCCCGCTGTGGGCTGAATGCCCTGCCGCGCGCCTGCTTCAGCGACGGTCTGCGCCTGCTTGCCGCCGAGCGAAAGCTTGGCGAGCCTCAGAGCCAGATTGCCGCTGATGTCGCCGGGCGCGCCGCCGACGAGCGCGCCAGCGAAGGCCCCCGGTTCGCCGCCTACGCGCTCACCGACTTCTTGGCCGACTTCGCTGCCGACGGCGCGCGGGAACGCAGACACGATGTTGCGCGGATTGGCGGACATCGCGGCGGTGTTCTCTAGGATCTTCTGGAGCACGGGCGCATCCGGCGAGATCCCGGGCGTGCCGGTGACGCTTCGCAAGACTTCGGGCGTCGTCCGGTAATCCGGTATGCTGTTCACTGCTGGCGCAACGCGCCCGAGGAGATGTTTGCCGACGTTCAGGCCAGTCCCGATGAGATCGGCCCCGCCGATGATCGGGTTGGCGTCCGGGGCCGCCGTCGCGATGCGTGCTCCCGCTGTCAGCGCCGGGCGCGCGGCGTTGATAATCGGCGCGGCGGAACTCCGGTTGAGCGCGTTGCCGCCGAGATTGTGGTCGATCCACGCCATATAGGCTCCGTAGAGCCCGCGGGGCCGGGCCGCCGTGGCGCTGTAGACCTTGCCTTCGGTGGTGACGGGGGAGTTCTGTTGCGCTGCCTGCGCCATATATTTCTTGTCGCGTTCGGCTTCCCCGTAGTTGTAGGCTTCTTCATAATCTTTGGGCGTCGCGTCAGGCGGCATCCAGATCGACGTGCCGTCGCTGAAGCGCATCGACTTGAAGCCGGGGCCGGGAGATTTGAGAGAAGACGCCGCCATTATTGCACCGGCACGACGGATTTAGTCCGGGGGTCCCAGCGGACTTGTGGCTCTTGAGTAGCCGCGGGCGCAGACACGGCGGGCGCGGACTGCGCGCCGACCAAGGCGCGGATCGCGTCCATCACCGTGCCCCCGGTGAGTGGGGGCGCTTGTGGAAGCTCTGTCTGCGCCGGTTGCTGCGCCTCGGTGCCGACGGCTTTGTACTGCTTACGCAATTCATCGGTGTGCTGCTTGATCGTGGCGTCGAGAGCAAGGGACTGCTTGTAGTATTCGTTCATCGGAAGTTGGCCGGTGCGCGCTTGGTAGGCGAGCGTAGCGCGCGAAATCTGAAGATCCGCGGCGGCCTCTTCGTTGGCGATGATGTTCATCAGTGTCTTCTTCGGCATGTTGGCGGTGCCGAGAATAAGTTGCTCTTCCTTAATTGCCGGGCCTGCGAGGCGCTGAATGCCCGCTTTCTGGCGAACGTCGGGAATTTCGGCGTTGATGATTTGCTGGATCGCGGCGTAGGTCGCGCCGATGTCGCCGGGGTGGACATTGTAGTCGGCAAGAGTTCGAAGCGCCCGTGATGTGAGGCCCGCGCCCGACGTGTCGAGGGCGTCGGCAAGATCCTTGAGTTGCGACAGCTTGGATTTCATCGCCTGCGCCGAACCGCTCTCACCGATAGCTTCGTCGAGAGTTTTCACGTCGCCTGCCGCGATCTCATGCGCCTGTGTCTTTGCCGCTTCAGTGGATATGGTGGCCGCCGTGTCTGGCCCGGCGGCGGTCTGGGTGAACCCGCCCGGAGTGTTGGGCGCAATTGGCAGACCCGTGATTGGGTCTGTCGGCGGAATGGCGCTTCGCACCAGATCCGGGGCATGAAACTTCGATTGATCTGCGAGGTTCCCCTGCACGATCTTCGCTGTCGCTTGGGGCGCGGCGAGGCCAGAAGACACGGGCATATCCGCAGTGACCGGGATCTTGGCTTGGCCCCGCAGGATGTTCGTCTGGTCGATATTCGCTTGCACTTTTGGGTCTTCGAGCGGCCCGGTGATCGGCGGTTTGTGGAAAAGCGTGTCTGCCGCGTCGAGTTGGGTCGCGACTTCGGGCTGACCGCTCGCGGCGGCGGCCTTCGCTGCTGGGGTCACAGCCGCGTTGGTTTCGTCGATGACGCTCTGAGTTTTATTGATTGTGCTTTTAGCGTTGGCGCGGTCGCTGTCGATCTCGCTGGCGTTCTTGCGCCCAGACACGAGATCGGCCTGCGCCGAAGCGAGATCCGCTGGAGGCAAATCAGAGTGTGTGGACGCATAGAGCGCGGAGGCTTTTTGGCGCGCCTGCAAATTGCCCGCGGCGACGAGGGCGTCGATAGTCGGCGCGAGATTGAAATTGCCGCTGCGGATTTGAGCCTTGGAGACTTCGAGATCCGCGGGGCTTTGACCATGCGGATTAGCGTTGCCGTAGACTTCGGCGGCGTTCTGATTAGCCGCGTCGATGCGCTGCTTCTGTTGAAGCTCCCACTGGCGCTGCTGGACTTCCGAGAGGATGTTCCCGGCTTGGATCTGGCGCATCGGGTCGAACGCCTGCTGGAGGTTCGCGCCGAGGCCGCCCAGTGTCTGGGCCAGCGTGTTGTCGGGCTCCATGCGAAGATACGGCATCTTAGCCCCACTGCGACCAATTGGCCGACGGATCGTTGAAACTGGTCAAAGCGTTGTTCACAAAACCCGGCGTCAGGTTTCCGCTGGCATCCACGACACCTGTTGAAGCGCCTTGGAGATCAGTGATTGCTCTCGGGCCGCCAATCGCGGCGAGCGAGCCTGCGAGGCTTCCCGCCGCCTTGCCGAGGGTCGCCGCGGCTTCGGTGCCGGGGCCGACGGTGTAGTGGACAGGCTGCACGGCTTGCTGGACGCCGAAGGTCTTGAGGTTGCCCTGACGGATGTTGTTCATCAAATTGATGTCGTTGCCGCCTTGGGCGAAGGCTATCGGCGTCGTGGTCGCAAGGCCCCCGAACGAACCCCCGTAGGAGTTCGCGGCCGCCAGCGCCTTGATCCGCGCGCTCGCCTGTGCCGTGGCTTGGTTGATCTTCTCGGTCAGGCTCCCAACGTCCTTGCTGCCGCTCTGCCCTGACAGGAGCGCGCTCGCCCCCGGGGCGGGCATCCCCGCGCCGCCGGGCGACGCGCCATAGAGCGACGTGAGGCGCGCTTGTTCGGCGGATTGCGTCGCGGCTTGCGCTTCCGGCGAGACTTTGGCGAGCGTGGCGACGCGCGCCGCGTCTTCCTTCTGGCGCGCGGCTTCGTCCGCCGCCTGCTGTGTCTGGCGGGCGCGCTGCTGAAAAGCGAGCCACTGGTTGTTGGCGTTGTTGTTAGCGTCGTTAGTCTCTTGGAGGCCCTGCGACGCCGCCATGCCTTGTTGCGCCGCGAAGCCAGCCGAGGCGACCGCGCCGACGAGAGTGATTGCGGCAACTGGATCGCACATCAGCCAACTCCCGGAACGCCGGAGCTTTGATTGCCGCTGGGCGTCGCCGCGCCGCCCGCGCTGGTCGCGCCCGGATTAAGGTAAGCCGTCGGATTGAGGAACCCGGTGAGCGCGTTGCCGACGCCCGCGGTGATCGGCGCGAACAGGGCTCCGGCGGGGTTCAACAACGGCTTCGTAAGTTGCGCGTTGGCGAGTAAATTCGACGCGGTGTTTGACGCCAGCGTCGGGTCTTCGGTCGAATAAAGCTGGTTGAGCGCGGTCTGCTCGTCGTTCTGGACTTGCGAGCGGAGCGCGCCGGTCTGGGTGTCTGCGCCCGCGGCGATCTGGGCGCGGTTGATCGCATCCTGATTGGCGAGCTTGCCCACGTCGGTGCCTGCGATGGACGAGTTGAGCGTGCCTGCGCGGGCTAGCGAGTAACTCAAATTCGACCGCGCGTCGTTATACTGCTGCCCTTCTTGGGGCATGTAGTAATCCATAATGGATTGTCGATATTTGTTGTAGAAATCCGGGCTGACGCCGCCAGTCCGGTTGTTCGGATCGCCGCCGACCATGATCTGGGATTTCGAGAGATCGGAGAGAGTGCGCGCCGTCGAGACGACGTTGCCCGAGGCGTCGGTGATCCCGTAGTTCATGCCGCTGCTGTCGCTGGGCAACTGCTCCCAGCCGTAGCCGTTCGACAGCGACCCCTTCGCTACGGGCGCGCCGGTCTGGCCGTACATTGCCGCCGCCGCCGGGGTTATCGTGTAGTTGGACGGATCGGGCGTCGGCATGCTGGCGAGCGACGACAGGTCGAGGGGCGTCGCCCCGGAGGGGGTTCCTTCGAACAGCGCTCGGATCGCGTCGGAGCCGCTGGTTAGCCGGGCCTGACGCTGTGTCTCTTTCGCCGCCGCGTCGGCGCTGTCCTGCATCTGGAGATTGACCAGTTGCTGGTTGTCGGACTGTGGCCCGGTGGGTCCCTTGCCGCCCATCTCAAAGCCCTCGGCGCATAATGAAGCCGAACTGCTTGAACCCGGCTTTGTCGAACAGGTTGAAGAACGAGCGCGCGGCTTCCATGCCCGACGCAATCGGCGCATGAACTGCGCCCGCGCCTGCGGCTTCGCCCTCTTGCACCATCATCGCGACGAGCGCTCGGCCTATTGCACTGCGCCGAAACTCGGGCGTGACATAGCACTCCATCATCACCAGACACGGTTTTACCGAGAAACTGTGGTCGAGGATGTAGGCGAGAAAGCCTGCGATCTGGTCTTCGACCATCGCGAGGATGTGAGGGCGATTGTCCGAGATGATCCCGTTCAGGATCGTATCCCGCGCACGGGCGCGATCCCATTCGAGGAAGTCCTTGTAGACGGCTTCCTCATAGAATTGCTCGTAGCGAAGAAGAAGCTCTGGAACGTCGCTGGCGCCCGCAAAGCGGAACACCACCCTTCGGTCAAGGTTGTCGAAGGTGATCGGTCTGTTCATCGGCAAGCCACGCGAAGAGAGTGAAATCTTCGTGTCGGATGCCGAATTCCGACAAAACGGCTTCTGCTTTCCAGCCGAGGGAGCCAAGCCAGAGCCGCGTGTCTTGGCGCTTTGCCAGCGCCCGGCACTCGGCTCGGTGGAACCCCGCTTTCAGGAGCGCGGGCACCATAACGTGTCTGGCGTGCCTTGTCACGCTCCGCATGACTTTGGGCCACCCGGTCGTGCCGAACGCCCAGCATCCGGCGACCGCCGGGGTGATCGGGAACCCCCCGAGGACGGCGGTCGGTTCTCCGGTGTCTTCGCGCCAGAAGATCCACCCGACGGTGGATTTGGAAAGCCCCCAGATCTGGCATGCGGCTTCGAACGTGTCGAAGCCGACGCCCCGGACGGCGTCGATCTCTTCTTGGTCTTCGGGCCGGAGATGTTCGAGGACGTAGAGCAGCGGATCGACCGAGATGCCGGTGATCTTGCTCATGGTTCGCTTTTCGACGATGCCCACGGCGGCGGCCACGGCCCCGGCAGGACGCTGGGCGCGCGGCCCCGAACGCGCATTCTGAACTGCTGCGCGATCACGTCGGGGTTTCGTATCGCGACGGTTCCATCGGGCGCAGCGTTAAGCCCGGGCGCGACCGAACGGGCGATCTGGTTTCGGATCTCGGAGATCCTTTGCCGCGTGTCTGTGACGCTCTGCTCGATCCGGTCGAGAGATCCCTTGATCTCGATGAACTCGCTTTCAAGCTTGGCGACGCGGGCTTCGATGGGCGTGTCTGTCATGCGCTGTGACCCCTTTGAGGGAGCAACTCCATTCTTGCGCCGGGTTCCTTCTGTCGAAATCGCTTCGGATCTCGCGGTGGATCGCCCGAAGTCTGGCGCAGAAGCGCCGCCAATCTGCGTTCATCCGGTGTCACTCGGCGCGTAGTGGATGAAGAGCTTCGAAAACGTCGCGGGGCCGGGGGCCGCGTGGTCGATCTGCAACTGGATATGCGTGCCCCGCCCGCTGATCGGGATGCGCCCGCCCATGATGGTCGCGCCGTCGAGCGTGCAGATCTGGTCGAAGGGCACGGGCGTCACGGTCGGATCGAAACTCGCTTGAACGCTCCATGTCGAGCCGGGGTCGTTCGAGCAAATCGCGTCGAAGCCCTGATAGACTTTGTTCGTGGCGGGCTTGTCGAAGCTCAGGAAGGGGAGGGTGATGCTGACCGGGCAACTGTCGAAGACGGGTTCGGTGTCTCCCCCGAAGCGATAGATCCTGCCGTCGGTGGCGCGCAAAACGAGATAAGGGTCAGCGTAGACGACGTGGGGAATGTCGATCTCGAATTCGGGGATGTAGACGCTCCACGCGGAGATATTGGGCGAAGCCCAGTTCGACAGGACGTAGACGATGTCCTTGAAGCACACCCAGATCCGGCCGGTGCGCGGATCGAGGATCGTTTTCACGCCGTAGATGTCGTCGGAGTTCGAGCCGAGTTGAGCGATCTTGTCTTGGATCGGGGCGTCAATAGCGGAGCCCACGTCAGCCACGGCCGCCGTGGTCGTCAAGTCGCGCGCCCGGAGCGATCTGACCCCGTGCGAACCCAAGAAATACACATCGTTGGCGACGTACTGGCGCACGCTGCCCGGGGCGAGCGAGCCCGCATCGCGCAGTGTCTGGTAATACTGGTTCAGGCTGGGATCGGGGTCGAGGAACCAAAGCTGTGCTGACAGCTTCGAGAAAATCGCCATCTTGTCGTAGTAGACTTCCATTCCGTTCAAGTTGAAGCTGTCGGCGTCGTTGGAACTGATGTCGATGTAGCCGGAGCCATTCGCCGCGACGTTGCCAAGCACATCGGGGCTCGGATCGCTCCAAACGCTCGGATCGCCAACGGCGCTGAAGAGCAAGTAGCGATCCGCGAGGCCGTACATCTTCTCTTTATAAGTCTTGCAAGTGACGATGCCGTTGATCTCGGGAACTTGGTCAACGTCATAGTAGGAATAAGTCAGTATGTTTGTAGACGACGCATAGTAAACAACAAAGGGTCCATCCTGAAAAATGTCGAAAGACAGTTGCCTGTCGATGACTTCGCCTGTCTCCGGCCCGTCTATGCTGCTGGGGTAACTAAGTTGCGAGATATTGACGGTGTAAGTACCTATGCCGCCACCCGAAGGGATTGCGGTGATCACGGTGCCGGGAGACACGCCGGTGCCGCGAACCGTCGAACCAACCGCGAGGGGGTAGGTTCCGGTGCCTCCAGTGATGTCCTCGTCCGGGAAGCTGATGTCATAGACTTCCATCACCGTGCCTGCGCCCGGCGACGTTCCAGAACTCCCGTCGTAGATCGCGGCTGACACTTTGATCTGGTGCTTGGGGTGCCCGATGTACATGACGCCGATGGCGGTGTCTGTCGGCGGGTCGTACTGGGTCGCACGGCTGGGGTTGTTCACCGTCACATAGGCTTGAGCGTCAATCGAGATGAGCCCGAAGGAGCCCGCCGGGGCGTCGCACCAATACTTGAATGCCGAACGCTTCTCGATCTCGCCCCCTTGGGTGATGTGGGCGTTCTGCAACAAGCGAAGGGTGCCCGCCGGAGCCGTGAGCGCGCTCTTGCGAAGATCCATTCCCGCTTGGAAATTGGCGATCTCGTAGTAGAGCGAGCCCCCGCCGCCCCCGGATTTTTGCGAAGCGGCCACTTCAGGCGTGTCCGGTGATGTCGGGCTGGCCTTCGAAGCGCTTGATCTGCTCTTTCATCAGGGTGATGATCTCGCGGCGGTCAGCGCCATTCGAAATGTAGTTGCAGCGTCCGTCTTCGTTGAGAACTTCGTTGTAGGGGAACACCATCAGGACGAAGCCGGTCTTGCGGTCTTTGCCTGCGACACCGGGGTTGAAGAACTGGTCGAGGATGCGCGCGACCATGTTCATCGCCGCGGTGTATTGCGCCTGAATGGGCTGGTCGCCAAGCTCGTGTCTGCGCTTCGCCTCGCCCATCAGCTACCCGGTCCTCCGAGTTGCTGGTACGCAGGCACGAAGTCGAGATAGGGCGTCAGGCGACGCCCGTCGGCAATCGGTCCCATGTGGCCGCCATCTTTGGAGAGCGACTTCATCGAGCGCTGCTGCGCGCCGAGGCGCGCCACCAAGAGACGCCGGTACTGGTTGGCCTTCTGGAGCTTGAGCGAAGCGCTCTCGCTCTTTTGCTGGGCGAGGATCTCGGACGCAGCGAACAAGACGATCAGCGTCGCGTCGATCACGCAGATGTCGGTGTCTTCGACGAGGGTGTTCAACGGCGCGTTGCCCTCGATGCGAAGCGAGAAGGGCGTGCTGGGTCCGGGCGTCGGCCACACTTCGAACTGCGCCGCGGGCTGTGTCTGTCCCGAGACTTCGTCGTAGAGCGCGCAGTTGCGCCAGCGCCGGGGCGGCCACGCCTGAATGTTCTCGCCGCCCATCGTCGCGTAGGTCTGGGGGGTAATGCCATAGTCGAGAGGCACCCACGTCACGCCCTGCGGCCACCAGATCCTGAAGATGCTGTCGAACGGCAACTGTGGCGGATAGTCGTAGTAGCGCTGGCCTGCGACCATCGGCATGTCTTTGTAAATCGTCAGGTGCGGCCACTCGATCTCGTTCCACTGCTCGCGCTGCACGCGGTCAAGCTGGTAGTTGTAGAACGGGACTGAGGATGTCGTCTGGTTCGGGTTGAGGGACTGAAACGTCTCGGCCATCAGGCGACGGCGAAGCTCACTCAGCGCGACGCCGACTTCCATCGAGCGCGGGGCCATGACAGAACCCTCCTGTGTCAGATGCGGGCGTCAGCCGCCTCTTCGTCCGGTTCGTGCCTCTGGACACGCTTTTCCCGCGCCAGCGTCTTTTGCTGGCGCTTCGACGCCTTCGCCGGGTCGATGGGCCACCCGGGCATGAACCACTCCATCGTGAAGCCCTTGCCCGCGTAGACCGCCTCGACCGCGTCGCGCCCGTAGATCGACATCATGCGGTCTTTTTCGCGCAGTTGCGTCTCACGCGGGCCAAGAGCCACCGGCTTGATGTCGAACACACTCTGGTCGCCGTGGAGCGATTGCAGGACGAGGATCTCGGGCCACGCCACCGGATTGTCGGCGTCGCGGTTGACGACGGTAAGACCCTCGCCCGCAATGTCGATCATGCAGGAGCAAAGATGCTGCTGCATGTAGCCTTCTTCGCGTTCGTTCACTTTTTCCCCTTGTTCTTCCTGTCGTCGTCTTCGTCTTTGGTGTGCGGATCAGGGTTGAGTTCTCCGCGCTTTCCACCGGCTTGCGGATCGCGGTGGTCCGGGTCCGCCGGGTGATAATTCGGATCGCCCTGATTGTTCTCAGCGATCCGCTTCTCGGCTTCGCTGCGCTGCTCCCTGCCTTTTTCAGCGAGGCGATTGGCTTCGCGCTCGGTCTTCTCCCACTCTTCGTCATCGACGGGTTGCCCCGCGACATAGTGGGGCGAACCCGGAGGCGGAACGCGACGATTGCTGGAAGCGCCGAAGCCTTCCATAGCCGAGATCTTCTCGACTTCCTCGGGTGTCTCGGCGTGGCGCGCGTGGCCGACGGGCTCGTCGCGATCAGGGCCGGGATGCGCCGCCACGGGAAGCGTCTCAGTTTCGCGTCGCAACGGTTCAACGTCTCCCAGCACAGGATCGCGGGGAGCCGATCCGCTATGAGCCGGTTGCCCGGGCCGGGGCGCTGGATCGGACGGCTTGGGCGGCGATCCCGGCGGTTGCTGCGGAGGCCGGGGCGGTTGCGACGCGCTGGGCGACGGCGAGTGTTTCTGGCCGGGGAACCCCTTGACCGGGGGAGCCGGGGGCTTGTGGTTGTCTTTGAAAGCCATGATGGGTTCTCCTGTGTCGAACGCACTATCAACGCGCAGACACCGAGAGGGGTTGCCCTACCCGGTGATCCCTTTGACCGCCCACATGACGGCTTCTTCGGCCTTGGTCTTGGCGAGCGATGTCTCACGCCCCGGGTGGCAAAAACGGTCGAGCGTTTCGAGAAGCGCAAGGCCCGCGTCCTTGACGGCGATCATCGCTTTCTTCTCTTCCTCGGTGAGCGTCCGGTACTGGTGGCGCACCGTGTTGTTGGCGGTGCGCTCGTCGCTCTCGCTAGAAATGCTCAATTTGCAGTCTCCCAATCGGTCGCCAGCAAATCGGTCTGGCTGCACAGCCACGGCACCAGATCGCCCTGCGCCGTGGACATATAGACGTAGGGCAACGTCATCTTGGAATGCGCGTCCGGTGTCTGCAATTCGAGCCACATGCCCTTGCCGTTCCAGCCTGCGCGTCGAACTTTGTCGCCGTTGTGCATTTGCTTGACGGCCCAGCCGATGGTCTCTCCGGTCACTTTTTTCGCCCTCCGTGGTAATTCTTCTGGCCGGGCGCGGCCTGCGCTTTGCGGGCCAAGTCCCCGATCACGCCTCCGGGTACGCCCTTCGCTTCAAGCTGGGCGGCGCGGCCGCCGTGACCCAACTTGTTGCTCTTGCCTTGGAACGTCCCTGACTTCTTGATCGAGCCTTTTGCCATGACTGAACTCCCGCATCGGGTTCCGGGGAGCTTTGTCCGTTCCCCGGCCCCGGTTCTCAGAAACACCAGACACGACTTAGGGGGGTCGCTATCGCTGGCCTACCCAGCGATCCTAGCGTCACTTGATGTCGATGACCAGCGACGAATTAAGCTGGCTCCCGACGATCTGGCCGGTCGAAGTGATCGACTTGTAGAGGACGAAAATGTTGTAGGGCCGCGCCGGGGTGTGGTCCTTGCGCCATTCATCTTCCATCGCCATCAGGAAGATGTTTCTCGGGTCGAACCAATACATGCGCTTCGAGAACCCGAGATCGTCCAGCGTCGGATCGTACTGCACCTTCGTTCCGCCGGGCAGGATGATGTCGCCCGACGAAATGTCCTGCGACTGCGAGAACCCGGTCATCGAGTAGAAGCCGTTCGCCCGGCGCTCGATCATCAGGGCGTCGAGGAAAGCGCTTCCGGCGAACGCGACCGTCGGCTTGCCGCCGTAACGGATAAGCTGGAAATACTCGTGTTGCAGCGCCTGAAGGAGCGCGCCGCCCGCGGTCGTCGCCGACGTGATCGCGTCGCCGCCGGAGATCGCGTCCGCAGGCACCGTACCGATCTGGGTCGCCATCGCCGCTGTACGAGCACGGTTGCGCCACCAGTTGAACCCCGTGGCGGTCGTCTGGTCGATGCCTCCCACCGTGCCAGTGCAGGGGTTCGCCTTGATGATCGACTGCATCCCGGCGAGAGCTTTTGCGTCGCCGGTTCCGTCAGCCCACATCAGCGTGTTCATCGTTCGGGCGTATTGCTCGCCCAGCGAGAACAGTTTCTGCTCGAGGAGGTTCACAAGAACCGTCATCTCGCGCTTGGAGTGCTCGGTGGTCTTCTCGCCGTTGGTGTCTACGACCGAGATGCCGTCGATCTTCAGTTCGGTGTGGGTGAGCGTCAAGCCAAGATGGTGTTCGCGCCACGGGAAGTTCGCCCGCTTGACGTTGGCCGGGGTGAAGAACCCGACGGCGTCGTTGTGGGTGTAGCCCTTGACGACATCGTTGCCGGAGCCGTCGCCGTAGGTGCCGACGACTGCGAGCGAGATGTTGCCCTTGCCGCCCGGGAACGTCTTCTTGCGGCTCTCAAACAGATTGAGAAGCGGCTTGTTCTGGATCGTCTGGTCGAACTGACCGCCTTTGTTGAAGTAGAAGTCGAGCGCCGAGTTAGCGATGCTCGCGAGTTCGCCTGCTGTGAAAGCCATGAGACTGCTCCGTCAGAGCGTTAAGCTCCGCGAGCACGCGCAAGTCCGAGTTCTGCGGCTTCCATGAGGGAGCGCGGTTCCGGGCGTGCGCCTGACGCGGCGCGGTTGTTGACGCTGCTCGGAACGGCTTTGGTGGGTTGCTTCTGGGGAACGAAGGATCGAAGCGCGCTGTTGGCCCGGTTATAGGCTTCCTTCGCGATTTCGACAGCGTGCTCCGGGGACCGGGGCGCGCCTTGCTCCTGAACGACGGACCAAAGAAGTTGCCGAACGGTTTCTTCTTTGCGCCCATAATCCGGGTCGCTCTGACGGATGCCTGCTTCCCACTGAGCGACAGTCTGCTCGATGGAACGGGCTAGGTGCTCTTGCTGCGCGGTCGATTTTTGAGTGTCCATCACCTGAGTGGCGCGGCTGGCGCGCTGCTCGGCAAGAGCCCTCGCATATCGGTCGCGCGACATTTGGGCCGCCGCGTCGAACGTCAAGCGCTGCGCCTTAACCTCGGCGTCGAGATCGGGCGGCAGCGTCACCCCCAACGCCTGCGTCGCCAATTGGACGTAGGGACCGACGCCTTCCAAAAACGATTTGAAGTCGCCTCGTCTCATGGCCGCGGCCAAGTCGAGCGTTAACTGGAAATCCTCGCGCGCGATGTCGTTCGTGACGAGAAAATTTCGCAGTGTCTGCGTGACTTCGGCCTCGGCCCGGAAGCCGTTGCGTTCTCCAAGCAACTTCTCGATGCGCTGGCGGGTGCGTGTGTTGTACGCCGCCAGTTCTTCGGGCGTTGGGTCTTTGGTTAGGTCTGGCCCTTTGTCGGCTTCGGCTTTCGTAGCGTCGGCTGGACTAGTGGCGCTCTCCGAGGGTGGCGAAGTCCCGGCGAGATCTTTCTCTTCGGCAGTTTCCTCGGGCTGGACGGCCTTCAGAACCGCTTCGAGAAGCGTCTCCTTAGTTTCGCTCTTCTCAGCGCTTGACGGGGGCGCGGTTACGTCGGATTTGGCCTCGTGCTCGACCACGCCTGTGTCTGGCGCGCCTTGCTCTAAGCTCTCTGGGTTGGCAGTGGACGGGTCTGCCATAAACGTCACGATCTCCACAGACACGGATGTCCGTGTCTGTGTCTATTACGCGCGGGAACGACGCTACGCAATGGGGTGGCCTCCCGATGGAGGCGCTACGGGGCCGGGCACCGGGCTCGGCGGGGGCGGCCGCCCGGTCTGGTCACCGGGTCTTTGTGCGCCCGGGGGAGCGCCCCGCGGAGCGTTCGACGCTCCGGCTGGCCCCTGAGCAGCGCCTCGACCGGGGAAGTCCATCGGGCCGCCGGGCGCTTCGGGACCGATCCCTTGACGCGACGCCATGCCGTTGAGCGCGATGATCGACGGCAGCATGCTCTGGAAAGCATTGGTAATATCGAGCTTGTCGTCGAGCCGCTTGATCAGTTCCTTCGCCAGCCACTCGGGCTTGATCCCCGGGATCTGGAGAAGGAGGGGGAAGAGCCGTTCGGCGTTGGCAATCTCCTGCGCTTGGTTCGGCCGCCCGGTGGAACCCGCCTCGATCTGGAGCCAGATCTCGTCAGCGACTTGCTGCTTGGAGAGATCGGGCCACGCCGCGCCTTCGCCCACGATGCGCTTCACCGTGTCTACGGAGCACTCTTGCAGCAGGATCTGTGATCCGGCGCGGGCGATCCCGGTCAGGAGATCGTCGATGTCGTCGATGTTGGAGCCCATCGCGGTGGCGCGCGAGGCTTCAGCGATGTTCGACTGCGTCGCGCTGGGCGACCCCGACGTGGCTCCGATGTTGGCGTCTTGGATGCCAGACACGCGCATCATGTCGGTGAAGTTCTGCTCGGTTTCGTAGAGGTTCGGATCAATGGGCGGGCCTCTGAAAGCTTGGAGCAGATCCTCGACCTTCTGGCCCGGCTGGAGCCCGTTCAATTCGATGATTGCGTTATCGGGGTGGTTCGACAGCTTCTCCAGGTCTTCGGCGTCCACCATGCCGCTTGCGACGACGGTCTTAGGCCGCGCGGCGCGCCGATGCTCGCGCATGCCTTGGCGCGAACGGTTGTACTCCATCTGCATGTCGCGGATCAGCTTCACGTCCGATGGCGGGAAGATCATCGTCTCGTGGTCGATCTCGTTGAGCGTCAGAACAAACCACGGCCAAAATCTGTCGGTGTAGACTTCGGGCGACGCGGGCTCGCGCAGGAAATCGGGGTATCCATCACAGAGCGTGTAGACCAGCCCGTCCTTGCGATTGTAGACTTCCCAGACACAGCACGAGCGCCCGTCGTTCCCTTCGCGGCTGTCGGTCTTGGAGGTTTTGTCTTGCAGCACCACGAACCCGGAGCGGGAAGTGACCGTGACGCCATCATCGACGCCCTTGTAGGCGTTAAAGGATTTGCCGACATCAACCTCGTAGATTTCCTTCACGTCGTTTGGCGAAAGAACGTACTCCTCCGCGACCCAATCCGCGCCCAAGAACTCCCTGAGCGATATGAGCTTCGGATCGGGGATGATCGACGTGGACATTGGGTAATCGAACGTGAGCCCCTCGCGCACGACGACTTGCATCTGGCTGCTGAGATCCTGCATCAGGAGGCGTAGCTGCTCGGCCTCGGGGCCGTTGATGTCGGTTTCGTCGTCGTGGAGATCGGCGCTGAGACGAGTGAGCGTCGAGAGCCGGTTCGAGATGTCTGCGAGGCGCTGCTCGATGTCGGGCTTCTTCTGCATGACGCGCTCGAACCCGAGCTTGACGTAGCCGACGCCCGTAGTCGAGGCGCGCCGCACCGTCATCTTCATCATTTGCTTGAAGTCGTGCGCGGCTCCCTCGATCTGCGAACGGAAGAAAAGCTCAAGCGTCTTGCCGATCTTGCCCAGTGTCTCTTCCTGCTGCTTGACCCGGGCCGCATCCTGAATGATCGGCATGGCCGTGGCCTGCGCCTGTTGGGCCATAGCGGGGTCCATGACGCCCATCGCGACTTGCTGCGAGACTTGGGCTGCGCTTTGCTGAAGGGCCATCAGCGTGCTCTGGTCGCCGTCCCAGACGGTATTCATGATCCGCTGGCGACGCCGCGCTTCGAACTTGGGGTTCTTGGCGTAGAAGAACGCCACGCGCTGCGAGATGATGCGAAGCGTCAGGTTCGCGGTGTATCGGTCGTCTTTCTCCTCCTTCGACCACTGGTAGCCCGCGGCGAAGTCCTGATCCGACTTCATCCGGTCGTAGACCGGCCCCCAGTATTTCTTGGCGCGCTTGACCTTGCCGCACCAATCCGAGACGAGTTCCTTGCGCTGCTGGGGCGGATCGGGCGGATCGCGGTCTAGGAGATCTTCGTTCTTCTTTTCGAGGCCGAAGAGCGTCTGAAGATCTTCGCCCGCGGGCGTGTCCGCCAGTGTCTGCGCCAGCGGGTCGTTATCGAGAACGGCCATCACCAGCCTCCGGTCGTCATGTTCGCGCGCTCGCGCTCACGCTCTTTCTTGGCGCTCTCGATCACCCAGCCGTAGGTGTAAAGCTTGGGCTTCTTTTCCTCGCGAGCCGCCGCGCGCTGGCCTCGCTGCTTGTAGAGGCCGTAGCCGAAGAGCGAAAGGGTGTCCACGAAGTCGTCGTGCGCGCCCTGCGGGAATTTCAACATCTGGTCGTGCGCTTCGGGCCACCAGCGGGCGAAGCCCGGGAAAACCACTTTGCCCATCGTCATGCGCGCCTGCATCGACTGAGCCCGTGTCTGCTTGTCGCCAAGGGGCGTGATCTCGTCGATAGACACGAACACGCGCTTCTCGAGCATGCGCTTTCGCAGGAAAGGCCCGATGCTCTTCGAGATGTGACCCTTCTCGGCCCACCAGAACAAGGGTTGGTATTTTTCCATCATCGTGACCATGTTCTCGACCACGGTCGCGGTGTCCGACTGCTGCCAGAAGATGTCGGGCTGGACCCAGATGTCGTCGCGGTCATCGACGCCAATGATCATCAGGCACGTCTTGTCGCGGCCCTGTTCGAGCGAGACGGCGTGATCGGATGCGGCATAGTAGCGCATACGCTCTTTGCCCGGCATTTCGCGCATCCGGGTGTAGGTCCGCATCGAAACTGACTTGAAGAAGCTGCCCTCTTCCGGCGTCGGGCGGCCTTGATAGAGCGCCTGAAAGCCTCGAATATCGGTTTCGCGCAGGCTGTCGAGATAATCGCGGTCGAACCGCTCCGGCCACAGCGCTTCGCCCGGCTTGCGCCCGAGAACGTCCTTGTCGCGCGCAATCGCGGGCATGTCGATCACCCGCCACTTCGTCGCCTCCTGCACCGAGTAGCAGGGGTTCGTCGCGTCGGTGAGCCGTCCGATCAAATCGTCTTCGTGCCACCGTGTCTGGATGATCACGATGGCCCCGGCCTTCGTCATCAGCCGTGTCTGGAGCACTTGGGTGTACCACGACCAAAGTTGCTCGCGGATCGTAGGACTATCAGCCTCTTTCCGGTCTTTTGTCGGGTCGTCGAGCAAAATCACGTCGGCCCCGCGTCCGGTCGCGCCGGAACCGCGCCCGAGGAAGAAAAGAACGCCTCCTTGCTCGGTTTCGAGCCGGTCCATGCTCGCGGAACCCTCTTTCAGGCGCACTTCGGGGAAAACTTGACGAAAAAGGGGGTTCTCAATGATGTCGCGCACTGCGCGACCGTGGTCCCAAGCGAATTTTTCGCTGTAAGTCGCCACGATGATCGACTTTTCCGGGTTTCGGCCCGCAAACCAAGCCGCGAACAGGTGCGAAGCGAGCTTGGTCTTGCCGTGACGGGGCGGAAGCGTGATCTGGAGGCGCTTGTACGCGCCTTTTTCGATCTGCTCGAGCGCCGCGGCGAGCACGCGATGGTGTTTTGCGGGCCGGTAGAGAGACACAGACACGTCGTCGGGCGTGTCTGGCACCGGCATCATAAAACGGGCGAACGCGGTCAAGTCTTCGCGCGCCGCAAGGATCGCTTTGCGGCGCAGAAGAAGCTGCCGGAGTTCGCCCGGGTCGCTCAAGTTTCGCCCACGGGGGAGTTCACCGTCGCCATCACGGGTTCGCCCCCTTCAAGCACGACGACGCGCTGCTGAAGATCCCAGATCTGCTCTTTGAGATCCCACTCGTTGGCTCCTGCCGAAAGAACGTGTGGGCAAAAGACATAGACCGAGCCCCCGACGGGCCATTCTACGCCGGTGTGGTTGGCGACAGTGACCGTCACCGGCTCGTCGTGCGAAGTCGAGTTGAAGATGACATCGACGCCCTTGCCGTCGCCCCCGGCGCGGTAGACTTTGCCATCGGGAGTGTTCACATCGACATAGCGCGTATCCGTGTAACGATGGTCGAACCCCGGCGCGGGATAAGTCACTTCGTCGCCCGGCGGCACCGCTTTTTCGAGCGTCTTCGGCCACCCGTAGGATTGGGCGCTTTTATCGCCTACCGCCATTGAACTCTCCTATCCGACGTTGATGGTCAAGCGACCGGGGGTCGATGTGCCGTTGGCGTTGGTCGCGGTCAGCAGGATGGCGACGACCGCGCCTTTCGGGATGTTCGCGGCGATGGCGGGCGCGAGCGCGGTGACGACGCCCGCGGCGCTGACGGCCCAGTATCCTGCGGTCGGGGCATTGTTGACCGTCTGGCCGGTGATCGCCCACGAAGTGGGGGTTCCCGAGGCCGTCATCGTCGCCATGACGGCGCTCAAAGCGAAGCCCGCTTTGATGCTGGCGGCTTGCGGCGTGACGACCGGGACAACGGTCGTGGTTTTGGCTTCGAGCGCAGCCACGCGGGCCGTCAGGTTGGCGATGGCGGCGTTGTGGTCGGGCGCTTGGAACTGCATCAACGCGACATAGATCGTGCTGTTGACGGGCCACGGCGCGCCGGTTTTGTTGGTGATGGTGACCGAAGAGAAATCTCCCGCCCATGCCAGCGTGAACTGCGCCGATGGCTGAAGCACGGTGCCTTCCTGCGTCACTTGGGCGTTGGCGAAGTCGTAGTTCTCCGGGCCGATGATCCCCGGCGTGTTGACGACCAAAGTCCCGTTGTTGGCGACGGCGACATTCTTGACGATCTGCCCCCACGACAGAGAGGCAGACACGGATGCGGAGATCGGCGTCGTCACCATTTCAGAACTCCCTTCAGGACACGCGCACCGGGGACGACTTGATCTTGATGCCGCGCCCCGGCGGGCGCTTGGCTGCGGGCCGCGGCGCGGGGCGGCCTACGGGCATCGGCGGCCGCATCGGCGGCGGGGGCGCGCCCATGCCCGGCGGCGGGCCGCCGGGTGCGCCGCCCATCATGGGCGAAGGGGGGCCGCCGCCCCCTGCGAGAGGAGGCATGGGGGGCGGCCCGCCCCCGCCGCCCGGGGGGACGCCGGGCGGCATTCCGCCGCCGCCCCCCGGGTGCATCGTCAGGCTGGCGGGAGCGCCATGCGACGCCGCCAAGCTCGCCAGAAGGCCGCTCATGCCCATCGGCGGGCCTGCGCCCCCCAATGGGGGAGCGCCGCCCGGCGCGCCCATTGGAGGAGGGCCGCCACGCATTGGAAATGCCATCTGTCGAACTCCCTTTTCTGGAGTGGTTTCGCGCTTACTTCGGCTCGGGAGCCGGAGGCAGTGCGTTGTCGGGAAGCGTGTCTGGGTCGTAGGCGGTGATCTGCCACTCCCCGTCGGGGCGTTTGACCGCTACGACGACCTTGTCCGAATACTCGGGCGGCGGTTCCGGCAACTGGATCGCCTCGGGCGGGATCTCTTCGCCGGAGGGAAGCGCGTTGTCGGGGCGCTCGCCGCCGCTCGGCAGTCCGTGGCTGGGATGCCCCGGATGATAGATCGGGTAGCCGCCGCTGCCGCCGCCCTGACCGAAACCCGGATCGACCGGGCCGCCCCACGAACCCGGCGGGCGATTGCTCGGATGGCCGGGCGAGGACGGCAGTCCGTGATCCGGGTGCCCGGGGTGATAGATCGGGCCGCCGCCGACGTGAGGCGGGCGGCCGCCGGGAAGCGCGTTGTCGGGATGGCCCCCTTCGAGAGGGATGATCCAATAAAGTTGAGGCATTTGGAGGTTCTCCTTCGCTTAAAGCCTGCCTGTCAGGGCGAGGACGAGCACGATGATCAGGATGACGCCGACGATGCCGACGCCACCGTGCCCGAGGCCGTAACCGTAGGGCCACGCCGAACCGGGGTAGACCGAGGGGCCGATGCCGCCAAGCAGGATCAGGATTAGGATGACGAGGAGGACGACGCCCAGAATGCTCATGACGGCTTCGCTCCCTGACAGTTTTCGATCAGCATTTTGGTCAGTGTCTGGCGCTCGTCGCGCTGGACGTTGGCAACGTACAGGAGCGCGAAAATCATGCCCGCATTGAGCACGACGACCACGAGCAGGAGCGGGCTCGTCTTGAGCGCGTCGATGGTCCCGCTGGCGGCTGATCCGAGGCTCATGTAAGCGCGTTCTTGAACTGGGTGTAGTAGCCCGCGATCAGGTCGGCTTTGTCGGTGCCGTTGATCACGCGCCGGGCGTTATAGGGGTCTTCGGTGTCTGCGTCGAAATACTGGGGCAGGCCGACGCCGGTGAACCACCCTTGGATCGACCCGTCAAAAAGCACAAGAGCGCTCGGCTCGTCTTCGAGCATCCTGTGCGGGTACTCGACGAGAGGCGCTTCGACTTCGTAGATGTCTTTCAGGCGCGCCTGCGCCTTCTCGTAGTTGGCGATCCAAGTCAGTTGAACGTGCCCCCGGCCATAGTATTTTTCGCCGTAGGGGCCGGTCGTTTTGCCGTAGTCGTGGCCCTCTCCCCGGCCATATTCTTCGATGGGCTGCATGGTGTAGGCGGTTTCATGGAACGCCGTCGCCAGCGCGTAAGCGAGCCAACGAATATCGCTATCCACGAAGTAATTTTCCCAAGTATCGAGAAGGTAGTTCATCCCATCGACCTGTGTCTGCGACAGGACGCCGTTGAACAAACTTCCTCGGATCGAAGTGAAGAATTTCTCCCGGTCGATCATTGAACCACCATCACGAAGGCCTGCTTGAGACCGCCGCCGCCCATCGTTTGGTGCGTCCCGGTTCCGTTGACTGTCACGATATCGAATAGCGTGTTGTCGGTCACGGGCGTCGTCGTCGTGAACGTAGTCGTCGTGTCTCGGGCCAGATAGGTCGGGGCGCTTCCTGCTGTTTGGCAAGGCGAAGAAATCGTCACACCCGATTTGACGCCGGAGGTTCCGGCGACCGTCGCAGGCATCGCACCCGGGGTGTTGGTTGCTTCGACGCTGAAGGTTCGGCCCGCGTCGGACGAGGTTCCCCAGCACCATGCGACCGTGTAATCCTTGAAAGTGATGTTGGTCGGGACATAGGGAATGATGTTGGCGTTCGCGCCGCCTTGCGGCGTGGTCGAATTCCCGCTGCCGTTCGAAGCGTTATAGTAGTTGGTGCTCGCCGTTGTGCCGGGGGTGGTTCCCGAATTACCGAGAGGCGACGCCCAGACAACCGCTTCTTTTGCAGTGGCCGGGAGCCAGCGCATCGACCAAGAAAAGCCAACGCCAGCGTTTGCTGCGCTTCCGGCTGGGCAACCGGCGACATTGCTCGGGCAAGACTTGAAAGAAATCGTATCGCCGGGGGAAACCGCGACGTTTAACGGGCAAGCTACGCTGGGAGCGCATCCTGCCGTCGTGTCGCAAGTCGATGCCGGGTTCGAAACGGTGCAAGTGACCGCCGTCGCTTGGCCGTTCTTGAACATCGTTACCGTATAAGTCGCGCCAGCAGACGGCCCTCCGTTCATCATCCACACACAGAGCGTGTCCAGCGTGCCGGATGTCGGCATAATTTGCTGTACGTTATACTCTGCTGTACCTGAAAATGTCAAAAAGTTATTGAACCACCCCACAATAGTATTGGGAACGCTAAATGTATAGCCAAAAATCAGTCCTTCGTTGGCGTTGGCGCTCTGAAAAGCCGTGCCCATGTAGATCGGGCCGGTCAAAGTTCCGGCAAGAGCCGTCGCGCTGTTGGTTGCCGCGAGTGAAACTTTGGTCGCGCATGGCGCGCCTGTGACGGTCAGCTTGTGGGCGCAGAAAGCAACGCCGCTGGCGCAACCCGCCGTGTCTGCACAGGTTGTCTGGCCTGCGGCGAGCGTGCAATTCGGTGAAGTCCCCGAAAACGTCCCGCCAAAAGCGTTGATGTTGAAATTGACGGTTCCCGCCCCGGTAAGGCCGAGCGACGGGCCATTAACTTCCATGCCGAAGAAAGTGCCGGGAATGGGCACTGGAAAATTGCGGCTTGTCGAACTGGACGCCCATGTCCCCGCCGCCGGAACGCTCAACATCGAGTTTTGCGATGTTGTGCTGGCGGTGGCGACCAGCGCGCTCGTGTTGGCCGTGACCGGGAGCGGCGTGACGAAGCCGTTCAGCGCAACCGCAGTCGAAGGCTTGAAGTTCGACGCGCCGAGCAGTTCGAGTTGCTGGCTCCAGACAGGAGCGCAAGCGAAGAGCGCCGAAAGAGCGAGAGCGAAAGCGCGTTTCAGGATCACTTGTAGGCCACCGAGCAGTTGACAGCAGTCGCAGCAGCGGTCGAACCCGTCGGGCCGGCCGCCGCGCCAATCATAATTCCCGTTGTGAAGATTTCGCCGATGGCGAGGGTGAACCCGCCCGTGCCGCCGACCGGGAGCGGAATGTAGTCGGTGACGCCCGTGCCCAAGGTCGCGCCGGAGGCGACGTTGAACAGTTCGACCCACGCGGCGGCTGCGCCGGCGATGTTGTCGCACTGAACTTTATAGATTTCGCCAGCCGAGGCTTTGATCACGACCGGCGTCGTGAGCGTCGGCTGAACTACCGGCGTCGCGCCGCCAGTCGTCGAGGCGACAACCGTGGCGAACAGGGGGTTCCCAATCGCGCCGCCGGGGCTGTCGGTCGAAACCGCGACGCGTTGAGTGCCGGTGCTGCTTGCGCCGGTTCCCATGTTGGGGGCGACGCCGTTGATCTGGTTTTCGTTGATCAGCCAAGGCGTCGTGTTCGCGGTGTTGCCCGGCTGGACCGTCCAAGTGCCGGTTTGGCCGACGTTCCACGCGCCTGATTGCGTGACCGCGCCAGACATCAGCCACGGCGTCGTGTTCGCGGTGTTGCCCGGCTGAACCGTCCAAGTTCCGGCTTGGTAGCTCGACGCCAAGACCGAGGGGGCGGTTCCGACGGGCGCGGTGGCGTTGCCGAAGTTCGTCAGGGGCGCGGTGCCGGGCCATGCGAACGACGCGCTGATCGCGTTGGTGACGAAGGCGTTCACCGCAGGCACGGTGCCCGTGGGGGCGGTTCCGTAGTTGGTGAGGGCCGCCGTGCCGGGCCACGTCAAAGAGCCGCCCGACGCTGCTGCGTAGGGCGCGGCATAGACGTTGGTGGTGGCCGGCGTCGTCGCCATCGCCCAGACGTTCGAAGCCGTGTTCACCGTGATCGTGGTGCCCGACGGGATCTTGAGCCCTTCGGCAAGCGGGGGCGACGATCCGACCGGGATCGTGTCGCTGACGGCGTAGACGCCTTCGCCTTGGAAGGTCAGGACGAGCGGGCCAGCGCCCAAGCTCGTCCACGCAGTGTTGGTGAGCGCGAACTTCGAAGTCGTCGCCGCCTCGACTTCAGGCGACAGACACGGGGCCAGACACGGGAGCGCCAACCCGAGGAGAAGCGCGACGAGGATTTTTCGCATCATGGGACGTTCGCCAATGGTATGAAGTTAGCCCCGTCGCTCAGATCCACCCAGCCCATCGGGGAGCCATGCGCTGCGGCGGTGTTGAAGCAGAGATCGCCGCGTTTGTGCCACGTCGCGGTGGGGATCGAAGGCAGCATGCACATGACGCGCGTGTCGAGCGTCCAGTTTCCGTCTTCCGCGCCGCCGACGATCATCCCGTAGGGGAACATTGGCATGCCAAGCCCCCAACCGGCGTAGCCGACATACGGCACGCCGGTCGGATCGTTGCCGCCAACGAACATCATCGGGGAAACGCCGGAGCCACGCGAATGAATGAGCCTGAAAGCGTGATATTGCGCGTCCCAGCCGAGATCCCACGAGTAGGGCGAGCCGCAGCTGCCATCGGACGAGAACGTGAAGACGCCGCCGTTCAAACAGAAGCTGGTGCCGTTGGAGAAGGTGAACCCGCCCCGGACGCTCATTTGCGAGCCGAGCCCGACGTTGATGCCGGGAGCGCCGGTTGGCCCGGCTCCGCTCGAAGAGCCCATGAAAATCGGCATGTTGCCCGAGTTCGAAGTCGGGAAAATCCCGTTGTTTGGATCGGCGCAATAAGGCTGAAGGCTCTCTTGGTATCCCCCGAGAAACATCGAATAGTTCTGGTTCTGGCAGTTGCCGACGGCGTTCCAGTTGCCGTTGTCGTTGGTGTTGCCGCTGAAGCCGAAGTACATGCCGCCGAGGGTGCCGCCCTCCATGATGTCGGCCAGCGTCGCGGTGTGGGTGAACTCGCCAAAAGAGTTGCTTCCGGCGGTGTTATGCCCCTGCGTGATGTGCCCGATCATCACCCCGCCGTAGGCATTGCCGATGTCGTTTCCGGCGCAAACGAACCCCCCGCAACTGATTTGCAAACCATTGGGAAAACCATTGAATTGGTTGTAGGCCGTGGTGGAAAAAGTCTCGCGCTTGTAGGCGGTCGGGATCACCCAAAGCTGGCCGCCGCTGTCGCTGGTGAGAGCGTTCAAAGCCCCCGACATGAAGGCGTTCGACATCGACACGGTTTGCGGAAAGGTATGCTGGTTCACGCTCCCCACGGTCGCGCCGTAGACGAAGTCCTTCGACCAGATCCAATCGCCTTCGCGCAACGGGCGCGGGCCGTTCGTCACGGTGATCGACGCGCTGCCGGAAGTCGTAGTGACGCCCGTGTAGGCCATCCCCGCCGGGAGCTTCCAGATGTCCACGCTGTCGATGCCGCCGCCGCTGTTGAAGTGGCTTCCCACTGCGTTGAACGCCGTTGGCGGCCCGGTCCCAAAAGATGCGGCGGCTCCAGTGTAGGTCGTCGGGCCTCCACCGACGAGCGAGTAGAACCGCATCTGCCAGCTATCACTGCCAAATTGGGTCATTGGGAATACTGCCGAACGCCAATCCGGCGTAGGTATCGGCGTGATGCAGTTGGTAGAACTATTGCAAGTGAACTGGCCGACGGCGTGGATGTTCTGGATCGTGCCATAGACATCATTGGCGACGATTTGAACGTCGCCCGCCGCGCTCATCGTGTTCTTGAAGCGCAAGGTCGAATTGCCGATGGTCATGGTCTGCCCATCGACGAAATTGTTGGTGGCGCGCGGCCCCGGCACGAACAAAGTCGCGTCCCAAGTCCCGGCTGCTGTCGCGATGCCCCCGGCGTGGACGTAGGAAACCGGGATCGCGTCGCCAACCGTACCCCCGACGAAGGCGACGACGGAGAGCGCCGAGCGCGAGAAAACCGGGTCCAGACCGGCATTTGCGAGGAGGTTCGTCGGCGTCGTCGTCGGCGCGCCCCACTGCGGCGAGATCGACGAGGGGTCAGCGGCGTTGGTCTTGATCGAACTCGCCAAGCTCTGGATGCTGACGGTGAAATTCGCGCCGACCCGGATCTGACCCGTCGCGGGCGCTCCAGACACGAACGTCCAAGTGTTCGCGCCAATCTTGATCGTGTCGCCAACGGTGAAATTGTTTGAAGGATTGTTGATAAACTGTTGAGCAGACTGCGAAAAGTCGTCCGCGATCTTGTACCCCGGCGCGAGCGTCAGGGTCCACAGGCTCCCCAAACTGGCGGCTGAAACATAAGCGCCGGGTTTCGCCAGCGGCGCGTCGGCGCGGGTGTGGTAAGCTCCGCGCGACGGCGTAATCAGGATGCCGTCGCCAACCGCCCACGGGGTCGCGAAAAACCCGCCGCCCGGCGCTCCATACTGGAAGACATTGATCAATTGGGTCACGCCCGAGGCGGTCAGGCCCCCGCCATGCCCGAGCGACGTGACGCCGCAGCCTTCGAGCATGCCGCCGCCGCCCGAACCACCGTCGGGCGAAGTCGAACCGTCGGCGGAAATGACGCCATCGACGCCCGCTGCGAACACCAGTTGGACCGAGTTCGTCACGCCGATGGCGCTCATTCCGGCGCAGCGGATGCGCGAGCCACGGGAGAGTTCAAAATCGCCGGAAAAATAATAGGTTGTGACGGCTTGGCCCCTTACGCCGGGGAAAAGCGCATCGTAGCCAGCGCCCGAAGTCGGCCCGAGCGTGCTCATCAGGGACGAGACTTTCGGCGCGTTGTCGAACGAACCGTCCACCGCAGATTTCATGCCGACGGTCGGATCTGTGACCAGAAGCGTCGATCCCGAAGACCCGCCTATCGTGAGAGGCACGAACGCGCCATTCTTGTCGGTCACGTCGAACTCTTGCGGCGTCACGGAAGGGACCGTCGTCACCGGCACCGACTGTCGCACTTGCGCCCACGTTGGAGCGATTAGCGAGCAAACGGCGCTAAGAGCCAGTAAAGTCTTGCGAAACACGCTCACTCCCAGATGTCCACGATTACGGTTTCGCCTGCGCCGGTGGGGAACGCGAGCACGATGGAATTGCCCGCGACGGAGTAGCCCCCCTGCCCGGTCCCATCGACCGGCATCAGGAGCACCCCTCCCCGTGAAACTTGGACCTTGGATTTGACGCCGAGGATGTAGGTCGAGCCAAAGCGATCAGGGGTTCCAAGGGGAAACGTCGCCTGCGCGGCGTTTCCGAGGTAGTAGAGCGTCGCAGCATGGACGTTGCCGGTCGAAGTGCTCGCGGTGACGGCGGCGCGATAGCGCGCGACGACTTCGTCGCCTGCATGAAGCGTCAGACCGCCGTAGGCCCAAGTGATCGAATTCCCGTTTACGGTGAAGGGTTTAGGCGTCACGCAGCCCGAGAAAACTCGGCCCGTGACGATCAGTTGCATCGTGGTCGTCGCGTCCACCGGGGGGTTCGCCAGCGGCGCAAGCGTGTTGGTTCCCGTGACAGTGACTTGCTCTGCGAAGAGCCCCGCGCCGCCGTTGGTGAGCACAGACACGAGGCGCGCGGCTTGGTTCGCCCACCAGCGCGACGACCAATGATCCCCGGTAATCGCGTTAATCGCGAGCGTTTGCAAGGGGATCGTGTCGGGCATGTGCTCTGCCCAATCAATGCACACTTGAGCGTAGTCCGCGGCGACGGCGGCCGCGCCGAGCGTGTCTGCGGCGAACTTGCCGCCTGCGTTCGGCCCCAATGCGCCCGTCGGGAGATCTGGCTGCACTCCGGCGCGCGAGCCCGGGAACTCCAGCACTTCGGCGCTCATTCTGGCGACGCCGTCGTCGCGCAGAACCGAGCGTAAGAAGTTGATCAGATTGGTGAAAGCGCGGGCGTGCTCGTCGAACTGACGCCCGATGTCATGGGGCGCAACCGGCCCCGAGTTGAAGGGCACGATCTTCGACGGGGGGTTCGGGAACGGCATGGCGCTCTCTGTACCGAGGGCGACGGATCATGCCGAGCGATCCAAGAGCGGCGAATTCTCTATATACGGGGCCGCACGCGGTGTCGAGGGCGCTGTAGAACCCCTGTGTCCGCGCGTTTCTCGTGTTCCACGCGACCACCGAAGCGCCAAGTCGGGCGCGTTCGCCCGCCTTCTCAGAGTGCTTCGATAGAACCCCTGCGCCCCTGTTTCGACCCCCAAAAACCCTACGTTCTGCGATGTCTCATGGTGTACGTCTCCGAGTGTCTCAGCGTGCCTCTATAGAACCCCTGCGCCCGCGCTTTCTCGCGCCCCCCGCTTTCGGCTTTTCTGCGCGGATCTCGTCCAATCTCATCGGTGCGAGTTGGGAAATGCCGAATTTCCTCCATGCGCCCGGACGCGGTCAGAGCACCCGCGCGCGCACCCCCGGGGGCGCACACGCGCCGCGCCCGCGCGCCCGCCCGCGCCCGCCCGCGCCCGCCCGCCCGGGCGCATGCGCGCACACGCGCCGCGCGCCCGAGCGCACACGCGCCGCGCGCCCGAGCGCACACGCGCCGCGCGCCCGCGCGCCCGAGCCCGAGCGCCCGCACACACCTGCGAACGCGGGCCCGAGCGGGCACGCGCCCGCGAGGCGGTGTCTGGTGTCTGGTGTCTGGGATCACACTTCGTCGGGCGTCGCGTCGAGCGTCGCGAGGCGCTCGTCGATCTCGCCGAGCGTCATCTCGCTGGCGGCTTTGCGCGTGTCTGGCGCGCCCGATTTGAGCACGCCCGCAAGCTCCAAAAGTGTCCTCGCGGATTGAGCGCGAGCAGCCGCAGGAGCTTCGATATTTCTACAAATCGCTTGCAGGGTTAACTTCGCGAGCGCCACCGGGTCCGAAACATCGTCCAGCCCCGTCTCGCCTTGTGGCGCGTTGGCGCGTTTGGCGGGCCTTGGGAGCCCCGTGGAACGCCCTCGCGGCTTAGGGGCTCTCGCCATAGCCGCGAAGCGCTTCGACGTGCCGACGGCCAAGGTAGGGGCGTAGGCGCGCCGCCCACCGAGCGCCGCCGTGCCAGCGGCAGACCGGCAAGTCGCGCATCGCGACCCGGCCGCAATGATCGCAGCGCCGAGCGCCGGGCGCAAACACGCCGGGCTTGACGTGCGCCGCCATCGCGGGCGCAATCTCCGTTTGGCCGCCCCATGCGCGAACCCTTGGATAACTCTTGCGGTCGCGCCCGGGCCGCCACGTTTCGCGAGTGAATTGGGCCATGCGGCGAAGCTACGGGCGCGCCGGGCGATTTGTCAAATCAGGCATGGGAATTAGCGACCCGATAATGGTCCATCGTTGCCCTCGTTTGTTGTTGCTTGTGCGCTGCGATCCATGCTAGTGAGGGATTGCGCCCAAGGATTGGCCGACGGCGCAAGAGGCTAAGTGATTGATATGTCAGGCAAATATGATCATCTGCAACTGGGGCGCGAGTTTCGGAATTACGTTAAGCCAAGGTTAAAAGCGTCGAGCGGCTGGCGCGACTATGTCGTTGCTCAAGGCTGGAAAAACCGGACGCAAGCTTTGACGCGGGCTGAGATCATCGCGGCGTGCGAGGCTTTGGGCTTCGATCTTGTGCGCGCCAAGAGCGACTTTGTCACCGGGCTCGTGGCTGCAATCCCGCCCGGCGCTGGACAGAAAGCTTTGGAGGCGGCGATGGACATGGTTGACGCGGACGCTGGCGATGAGCCCGCGAACGTCGAGGCGCTGGCGCATATCGCGCCGGGCGAGCCGAGCGCCGCCGCGATCTCTTTTCCGATGGACCCTGATGAGGAGGACAAAGACATGGGCGAAGGCTTCGAAGGCGGCGATGTCGAGACTGTGATTGCTGAAGCGCTCGCGGCCGCGAGCCCGCATATGACGCCTCACCTTGCGAGCATGATGCCGGGGCTCATTCGGCCCCTTGCTGAAGCCGCAACACGAGGCCCGCGCACAATCGTCAAGACCGTGACCATTCAAGGCGGCGCACCGGGCGCGCCGGGCGAAGCCACGGTCGCGAGCGCGCCGCCGAACGTCGCCATTCGGAAGCGCGTGCCCTTGTACCAAGCCTTTGGGCTTCGCAAGGGCGAAGGCGGCGCAGCGCTGAAGCATGTTCTCGAAACCTTGCTCGTGAATGTGTGCGACTACGCGGGCGCGCCCGCCGTCGATCCCGACTATGTGTGGAACCCTGAGACGCTGGCGCAAATCGCGGCGCAAGACGATTGCGGCTTAAACGCTTGGATTTTCGGCCCCGCTGGCATTGGGAAAACCGATGGTTGCGAGCAATACGCCGCTAGGCTCGTGCGCCCCTTCGTTCGCATCGCGATTGAACGAACGACCGAGCCCGCCGAGCTAATCGGGCAAATGGTGCCTTCAAAATCGGGTGGCATGGTTTGGGAGGATGGCAAGCTCACGCGCGCCTTTCGGATCGCGCATTGCGTGATCTTGATTGACGAGCCCACGTTGCTTCGAAGCGGCACGCTCGCGGTGCTACAGACAGCGCTCGACAAGCGGCGTTTGTGGCTCGCGAGCGGAGAAGTTGTTGACGCTGCGCCCGGCGTTTTTGTGATCGCGGCTGACAACACCAACGGGACAGGTGACGACACCGGGCGCTATGTGGACACGGCTCCTGTCAACGCGGCGTTTTTGGATCGTTTCGCGATGCGAACCGAATTTTCGTATCTCACGGCGGCGCAAGAGACTTCGATGCTGGCGCACCGGGCGAGCGTTCACGCGGCGATTGCCAAGCCAATGGTTGACTACGCCAACCTCACGCGGGCGCAAGCTGATAGCGGTAAGCTGACAATGGGCGTCACGCCCCGGCGATTGTTGGCGTGGGCGCGCACGGTGCGCGTTGGCGTGCCGAGCGCGAAAGCGTTCCATGCGATCATCATCGCGGCGGCTGCGCCGGAAGATCGCGCCGTTCTGGAAAGCTTGGCGACAACCTCGCTGGCGAGCGCGCATCTGGACATCGACGCGATTGTGCGCGGGACGCTGGACCCGGACGCGCCCAAGATTGACCCTCACGCGCAAGGGAGCGTTGGCGCAACGGCGCTGCAATTCCCGGACGACAACGACACTCTGTGACGAACGCCGGGCGCGCCTGTGGCGCGCCCGAACCCCTTTGGAGAGAAGCAAATGTCAAAGATGATTTTACCGATGGAGCTTTACACCGCAGCGCGTGAAACGTGTTTGCGCTTGTACATCGCGAACGGCGGCGACCCACGCGACAAATGGTCAATCCGGCCCTATCCCGGGACCGCTGCGATTGCATGCAAGACGCTCAATGTTTGGGAAGCCAACAGCCCGAAACAATGGACCTTGTGCATGCCTTCGATGCCGCTCGACGTGCGCTTGCCCCGATGGAAGGGCGATTTGATCGCAGCCTACACGGTACACGAATTGCTGCATGCGCTCTGGACCGATTGGAGCATGACGGCGCAGAGCCGCGTCGAGAACTTGCACGGGCTGGTGAACGCTCTTGAAGACAATCGGATTGAGGCCAAGGCTTCGCGCGGCGATCTCACGATGGTGAGCGAAGCGCGCAAACTTTTGATGGCGCTCAACGACCACATCGCGCGCCGGGCGCTCGCGAACCCGCTCTTTCGGCTCGACGATCCGGCGCAATTCTCGTTTGTGCTAAACCTCGTGATCTTTGCGGAAAAGCTTGGTTATGTGTCGGCGCTCCCGGCTGACTGGCGCGCGAAAATTCGCCCCGAATGGATGCCGCTATTCGAGTTGGCGCTCGCCCGTTTCGATGCGCTCGCCTCAACGGGCGATTGCTTGCAACTGGCGCGCGACTTGAAAGCGCTCGCCGCCAAGTTGCCAAAGGCGCGCACGAAGCTTCCCAAATTGCCGCAACTCCCGGGCTTGCCCGAGCCCGGCGAGCCCGGCGAGCGCGAAACATTGGAGCCTGTCGGCCCGATGCCGCGCGAAGCTGAAATTGTGGAGGATGAGCCCGAGCCCATTGAAGGCCCCGGCGAGGGCCAAGGGAGCCCCGTGGAGGCGGGCGAGGCGGGCGAGGCTACCGATGAGCCCCGCGCCGATGAACCATCGCCAGCGCGCCCGCCTGTCGCGCCTGAGATCGAGGATGGTGACGACCATGCGCCGGAAGCGTCGAGCCCGATAGAAGGCGGCGAAGGCCCGGGCGGACGCGGCGAGCCCGGCGAGCCCGAGCCCGAGCCCGAGCCCGAGCCCGAGCCCGAGCCCGAGCCCGAGCCCGTCGCAGACTTGACCGATGCAACGCAAATTTACGAAGAGGCGCACTTGAACGACATCGCGGCGGAAAGCGCGAAAGATGCTGGCATGAGCCGGGGAGAAGTGCGCGACGAAGCGATGCACGCTAGCGAAATCCTCAACGTCCCGTCGCATCGCCAAACGGACCCGGCGACACGCGGCAACGCGACGAAAGCAGGGAGCTACATCGAAAGCCCCGCCAAGTTGCGCCGCCATCTGACAATGGCGGTCAAGAGCCCCGAGCGCGTAGGCGTCGAGCGCCATCACGTTTCGGGGCGGCTCGACATGCGGAACCTAGTTGGATTGTCGATAGGCGCGCCGAACGTGTTTCGGCGGCGGACTGAAGAGGAGGGCCGCGAAGCCGCAGTCGGAATTTTGCTCGACGTGTCGGGCTCAATGTCGGGCGGGCGGCTCGACGCAGCCAAAGCGATGGCGCTGCATATGGGCGATGCGCTGAAGGCGGCTGGCGTGCGTTTCGAGATCGCGGGCTTTGACGATCATCACGTCGTAATCGCGAAGCCCTTCGCCAAGCAATGGAACAGCGAAACGCGCCGCGCCGTGGCTGGAATGAAAGTTCTGAGCGGCACCGGCATGATGCCAGCCATGCGAGACGCCGCCGAGCGTCTAACGCGCGTTGGCAACGTCACGAGGCGAATTTTGCTGGTCTTGACCGATGGACAGGACAGTTACGCGCAGGAAACGAACCGGGCGCTTGTGCGCTTCTATCGGGCTCGCGGAGTGGAGATCGTCGGCATTGGCCTCCAGACGCACGGGATTGAACGCTCGTTCGACGGGCGCGCCGTGATCGTCAACAACACGCGAACGCTATCGACTGAGGGCCTAAAAGCCCTCGTGCGGCTCCTCGACGAAGGCGCGCCGCGCATCGCGTGATCGTTGGCTTGTGACGGCGGGGGCTTTTGCCCCCGCCGTTAGCGGCGAGCGATTGGAGCTTTCCCATGATAATTTTGGCTTTTGTGCTTGGCGCACTGGGCTTCGCCCTCTTGGCGGGGGCGAGCGCCGCCGCGAGAGAGGGCGACCGATCCGGTTGCCTCGTGGCTCTTGGCTTCGCCTTGTTGGGGCTGGCCTACCTCGCCGCCTGAAGCCCCATAGAAGCCCCAGGAAGCCCCGCGCCGGTTTTTGGGGTGGCGGCACCGGCCAACCCGTGAACCCCGTCCAGCGGGCTCCTGTGGGGCTCCTGTGGGGCGCTCGCCGCCCGGGGCGCTCGCCGCCCGGGGCGCTCGACGGCCCGGGGCGCTCGCCGCCCGGGGCGCTCGCCGCCCGGGGCGCTCGACGGCCCGGGGCGCTCGACGGCCCGGGGCGCTCGACGGCCCGGGGCGCTCGACGGCCCGGGGCGCTCGCCGCCCGGGGCGCTCGCCGCCCGGGGCGCTCGACGGCCCGGGGCGCTCGACGGCCCGGGGCGCTCGACGGCCCGG